TCAGACGATCACGCCCTGGCTGCGCAGGTAGTCGTCATAGCTGCCGCTGAAGTCGGTCACGCCGTTCTCGCCCAGCTCGATGATGCGGGTAGCCAGCGAGGAAACGAATTCGCGGTCGTGGCTGACGAAGATCAGCGTGCCCGGATAGTTGTCCAGCGCCAGGTTCAGCGCCTCGATGGACTCCATGTCCAGGTGGTTGGTCGGCTCGTCCATCACCAGCACGTTGGGGCGCTTGAGGATCAGCCGGCCGAACAGCATGCGGCCCTGCTCACCGCCGGAGATCACTTTCACCGACTTCTTGATCTCGTCGTTGGAGAACAGCATGCGGCCGAGGGTGCCGCGCACCAGTTGTTCGCCGCCCTGGGTCCACTGGGCCATCCAGTCGAACAGGCTCATGTCGTCGGCGAAGTCGTCGGCATGGTCCTGGGCGAAATAGCCGACGTCGGCGCTGTCGGTCCATTTCACCTCGCCGCCGTCCACCGGCAGGTCGCCGACCAGGCAGCGCAACAGGGTGGTCTTGCCGATGCCGTTGGGGCCGATGATGGCGACGCGCTCGCCGGCCTCGACCTGCAGGCTCAGGCCCTTGAACAGCGGCTTGCCGTCATAGCCCTTGCTGATGTTTTCCACGGTCACCGCCTGGCGGTGCAGCTTCTTGTATTGCTCGAAGCGGATGAACGGGCTGACCCGGCTGGACGGCTTGACCTCTTCCAACTGGATCTTGTCGATCTGCCGGGCGCGGCTGGTGGCCTGCTTGGCCTTGGAGGCGTTGGCCGAGAAGCGGCTGACGAAGGATTGCAGCTCGGCGATCTGCGCCTTCTTCTTGGCGTTGTCCGACAGCAGGCGCTCGCGGGCCTGTTCGGCGGCGGTCATGTACTCGTCGTAGTTGCCCGGGAACAGGCGCAGCTCGCCGTAGTCCAGGTCGGCCATGTGGGTGCAGACGCTGTTCAGGAAGTGGCGATCGTGGGAAATGATGATCATGGTGCTGTTGCGCGCGGTGAGCACGCCTTCCAGCCAGCGGATGGTGTTGATGTCCAGGTGGTTGGTCGGTTCGTCGAGCAGCAGCACGTCCGGGTCCGAGAACAGCGCCTGGGCCAGCAGTACGCGCAGCTTCCAGCCGGGAGCGACGGCGCTCATCGGGCCGAAGTGCTGCTCCAGCGGGATGCCCAGGCCGAGCAGCAGCTCGCCGGCGCGGGACTCGGCGGTGTAGCCGTCGAACTCGGCGAACTGGACTTCCAGCTCGGCCACCGCCATGCCATCTGCCTCGCTCATTTCCGGCAGGGAGTAGATGCGGTCGCGTTCGGCCTTCACCGCCCAGAGTTCCTCGTGGCCCATGATCACCGTATCGATGACGCTGAAGTCCTCGTAGGCGAACTGGTCCTGGCGCAGCTTGCCCAGGCGCACGTTGGGTTCCAGCATGACCTGGCCGGCGCTCGGCTCCAGGTCGTTGCCGAGGATCTTCATGAAGGTCGACTTGCCGCAACCGTTGGCGCCGATCAGGCCGTAGCGGTTGCCGTTGCCGAACTTGACGGAAACGTTCTCGAACAGCGGCTTGGCGCCGAACTGCATGGTGATGTTAGCTGTAGATATCAAGGCATTGTCCTGCGGGGCTTTGCGGGATGGTTACGCGCCTTCCTCTGCTTCCTGTACCAATTCCGTACCAGTTTTAACCCTGGTCTGTAGCTTCTCCAACTCGCTCCAATCCGAGGCGGAGTTCAGCCACTTGGCATAGGTCGATAGCAGCATCTGCACGCTGTGGCCTAGCTGCCCAGCGATAAACGCAGGGTTCATGCCAGCCATCAGGCACATGGTCGCGTATGTGTGGCGGGTGTCGTACTGCCGGCGCCTTCGGATGGATAGAGCATCAAGCGCGGCGTGGAAGTGCTTTATGGTAACACTTGGCTCCTTGATCCACAGCCCGCCTTTGCTTGGCGGGAATACGAACGGGCTGATTGCGAACTCCGAGACGGATGCGACGCGCTTCAGGCGCGCAATCCGCTTGGCCTCTGCCAGGGCATTTAAGGCACGATCATTGAGCAGCACGTCGCGCTCATGCTTGGTCTTTACTCGCTCCTCGATCCCGCGATCTATGACGATCCGGCACACATGGATACGTCGGGCCTCTTCGTCTACCTCATCCCATCTAAGGGCGAATGCCTCTCCTGGCCGCAGCCCAGTGAAGAACAGGAATTCGTACAGTGCGGCGTAGATCCTTGAGTACTTCCAAAGGGTCGCGTACAGATGCTGGATGATTCGTTCTGCCTCGTCCCGGGTGAATGGATCTACCAGCTTCTTAGACACCCGGGGCTTCTCAAGGGGAGCCATCGGGTTCTTCTTGATCAGACCGTCCTTCACAGCGGAATCTAGGATCGTCGACAGCTTGAACATCGCGTTTCGCTTCACGCCTGGCGACGTCCACTCGATGCTGCTGATTATTCGGCGCAAGAGAGTAGGGGTGATCTGATCAAGCCGGGCTACTGCTAGATGAGGCATCCAGTACTGATTGAGGATGCTCTTGTAGTTCTTCCGTGTCCCAAGCACAATCTCTCGGCTGTCTAGCCAGAGTTGAGCATGCTCACCAAACAGAGGGATTTGGCTGCTGACCGATTCCGCAATCGCAGACCCGGGGAAGAAGTCTGCATACTTGGCTTCATCCATGATGCCCAGCTTGATTGCCTGGACTACCTGATCTCTAAGACCGGATGCAGTCTTAATCCCTTTTTGCGTCGCGGGATAGGGGAGTGTTTCGCACTTCCTTGTTCCGTTCCACATGAATCGGATACGGATAGAGTTGCCGATGACTTCCACCCCGGTGGGCATACCCAAAGGCTTTCGAGCCATTCGTCGTATCTCCGTCGACTGTAGATTATTTTCCCGTTGACCTTGTTCCAGACTCCTTCTGGGATCTGTCCCTTTGACCGTCTGGTTTGTAGGGCGCGGTAGGTTATCCCAAGCAGCGCCGCCATGACCTGTTCGGGCACCTTGTCTTCGTACTCGATTTGCTCTGCGGTACTCATAGGCAATACCTCTCCACCCCAGCTATTGCCGGGGAGGGCATGATGGTAGGATTTAGACGCCCAGCCGGGTTAGCTCAGGGAGAGCTAGTGGCGCCCGGCTGGGTTACTTGATGAGTTCTGCGGGGACGCTGACGGTTTTTCCGTACTTGGCTCGAACGATGGCGCGGCATGCTGCTATTAGATGGGTGGGCCCTGCCGACGTTGCATCAGCGGGCATATCGAAGCCGCATGCTGTGAAGAAGTTCAGCGGTTCGCCATGCCAGTCGCTACCGACCCATTCGAACTCGAAGCGGTACTTCTCGATCAGTGGGCCGCCCTGGCTCCAGTCTGTGGATGGGTTGAACGGCTGCGGGTCTTGCCGGAATGGATTTCTTGGCTCAAGCAGGCAGGTAACGACGAGCGCGCCATGTGGGCCTCTCGGGCACTCTCTCGCCACCACCCGTATGAACGTCGGGTCGAGCGTCATCGTCGGGAACCACTCGTGCGCCCATTCCCACGCCTTGGTGGCGTGTGCCACTGCCCAATCCAGCGCAGGCCCCTCAAGATCGCAGGTTTTCACTTCTACGGTCTCGTTCACTCCCCACCTCCCATATATTTTCCGATCTCGGCTGCGGCGCGAGTGATTGCTCTGCGGGTGGCGCATTGCTCTCCATACCACAAAGCGTCTGCGCGATAAGCTGGCCCAGTCAGTATTTCATGGAGGCGTTTATGCAGATCCGTAGAGACAGCCAGCCTCAGCGCGTCGCCGTCGTCGGTAAGCGGATTCCAGGTGGCCCGGTTATCCCAGCCGCTTCCATCGTTCAGAGGACGCGCCATAGTTTCCCAGAACTCGGACCACGTGTATCCAACCCCCGCCGCCCGCGCCGCCAGTTCGAGTAGTTCGCGGTCGTTCATTGCTTGGCTCCTTCTATGGCTGCTCCGATGATCCTTTCGATCTCGTCGCAGTGTTCGTAGATGTCATTCGGGTGGCTGCCGTTCTTCAAGCCGCTGACCATGTTCACGAGGTCGCGGGTAAGTGGGCGTATATTCCCGTCGACTTCTGCTTCAACGGCCTGTAACGCTCCCCGCAGCGTCTCGTTTTCCGCCCTCAGTCGGTCTAGCTCTTTCGTTACTTTGGTGCCGTCCTTGATAAGCTTCTTCATGCTCTTGCTGTTGGCGTTGAGCGAGCCACGCATGCTGCTGGTATCCGCACGAAGCTTTTCCACTTCTTCAATCAGCCCAAGAACATCAGCACTGATATCAGGGCCTGCGCTTCCTGCACGGATCACTAAAGCTTCAGCCCAGACTTTCAACTTATTGGTGTCGGTCATGCGTGCGTGCCTCGAAGTCCAGTTGCTACCCAGTATGGCGTGCCGTAGCATTCAACAAGGCCCTTTCGCTTGAGCCTATTCAAAGCCTTACTGATTGTCGGCCTGTCTTCGCCGATGGCGTGACGCATAGCCCATGCAGTAGAGCCTTGAATTTTTCGGAGATGCTCGAGCACTTTGTCGTCGATAGGATGGTCAGCCATTCACTTCACCTCTATTCCGGCTTGCTGGAGGGCTTGAGTGATCCGGTCAGTCGCATAGCAGTAGCCGGTATCGAAGTTGTCACGGCAGGAGTTCTGCCAGTCACGTTGACAGTCCTCGATGCCGTCGTCCGGCAACTCCACCCTCAGAGCCGCGCGGCTGGCTTTCCAGATGACCTCGGCCCATCCCCTTGCGCAGGATTTGCGAAGTTCCGATTGCGCCGGCAAATTCCACCACGCTTCAAACTCTTCTCTCATTGCTTGCTCCATCTGCTCAACTCCCGTCCTTTCAGTTCTGTCTGCTCGTAGAGGTTCTGGAAGTCCCCGACTATCCGGAAGATGCTGAAGACGATCAGCGCGATGACAAGCAGCGCGACCAGGGTTTCGTTTTCGTTGTCCACGGTTGGTCCTCCGGGGGCGGATTCGTTGGTTTGGGGTGGCCTGTAAGGTGGTGCCAAGTAGCTTGGTTTAAGCGCTGAAACCCAGTAATCATGCGGGTTTCAGGCTGGTGATAAGGCGGCCTGTAAGCGATGCCGGGATTCCGGCATCGGTGCGTACAGCGGTTGGCGATGGGTGGCTATGCCTGCTCCGTCAGGTACTGCAACTCCCAGGTCGGGTGGAACTTCCTTGGCTTTCTTTCGCCGTCGAGCTTGATCATGAGGTGGGCGCCCTTGGCGCTTGTGATTGTCCCTCGCTCTTCGGTGCCACGCCCTCGGTAAATGACTTGGCCACCGCGCTTGCATGGAACGGCATAGGCCTTGCGGATGAACTCCATGCTCATTGCTTCCCTCCCTCCTGCTCGCTCAGCAGGGCGCGAAGTTCTTCGGCGGCCTCATGTCGATCCAAAGTGAAAACCTCATCGTAACGGTCTGCCGGCCTGGCAAGACGCCGCAACAGCGCTTCGCTGACCACCACATGGCCTGCGGGGATAACTGCTAATTCCCGCACTTCATAGCCTGGCCAGTCCTGAGGGTTTGCTCTGACCATGTCGTGGTGCTCCATGGAGCATGGGCGCCAATCTCCCGGCTGGCTTGTGAAGAACGAGTAGTACCGCTTCATCTCACCCATTGCCGTTCTCCTTGTCCTGGTTGAGCAGGGCGCGAAGCTCTTGATGCGCTGCGTAGTTTTGCTGCGCATCGAATATGCCATCGATACCATCGCTGTCGAGCAATTGCCGCAACAGCCCCTCGCTGACCGTCAGGCCGTTGAGGCGCGATTGAGCTTCCAGCGCTACCTGAATGTTCTCAGGACTTGTGAATAACCGCTCACGAGCATCGAGCGCCGCGTACACCGTGCTCGCATCAGGCACAACAGCCACCCTTGCGCGCAGTGCCGCGAGTTCCTGCTCTGCTGACTCTGCGCGGTGTTTCATGCGGCAAAGCTGTTGGGCGTAAATCGGAGGCTCGTTGTGCTCGGCCGTGCCGTTGGCGACAATGTTGAAATAGCGCCGCTTCTGCTCTTCGCTCAACTCTTCGTGAGCCCAATGCCAAAGCCGTTCGTGTCGAACCGCATACCACTGCTCGGTGAAAGCGAGATTTTTCTGCGCGGCTGCGACTTCCTCCCTGAGCGCCTGGGCCTCGGCGGCGAGGTCGTCGTAGTCCTGGCTAAGGACGAACTCCCCGAATTGGCTTTCTTCCCAGCCATAAATATTTCCAACCGGGCTGATCTTCTTCACCTCACTCATGGATCAGTCCTCCGGATACAGGTCGTATTTGCGGCAGATGGCGTCCATTTCCGGGCGCGCGCGGAAAATCCAGAACTCCCCGCCATCGACGCGCACCTGATAGATGTACTTTGTGCTCGGAAGGATCTTCCCTCGGTCGGATCGAACGGCCTCAACGATCAGCCAGTCGTCTGCATCGACGTCCTGCCGTCCGAAGCCGGCACGGTCGAACCAGTAATAGGCATCGCATTGATAGTGCTTCCGTGCCGTACGAAGCTCGTCGCATAGCAGTTGCATCACAACCCCTCCTTGCCGGGCGCGGCGGCGAGAGATAGCAGGCCATCATGGATGGCTCGCAGGTCGTCGTCGGTCGGCTCTGTGCGCAGGTACAGAACTACGGAGCGCGGATAGGCGAAGTCTCGTCCGATCCCTGACACCTCCGGCACGCTGTGCTGAGCCTGGGCTACAGGGGCGGCGTAGAGCTGATGTTTACCTTTCGGAAGGAGTCTTTTCCCATAGAACTTGTAGGGGCCATAGTCCCTATCGATAACTTCTACCCAAGCCACCGATTCCTGCTTCTCCAACTCTGCCAATGCCTGGGACATTCGGCAAACCTGCTCTATCAACGGGGTATCCCCACCATCGGGCGGGTCCATGAATTTGATACCATGTTGTGACAATGCCGAACTAAGGGCAGCCTCAAGCTCCGCGACCCTGGCCAGGGCGGCGTCGCGCTCTGCCGTGTGGCCTGAAACCAGACCATCAAGACGAGCAATTTCCGCTTCCCGTTCTCTTATTTCGTTCTGTAATGCCCAGTACGTTTCCTGGCCAGCATCCATGTAATCGTTCTTGTGCTGACGGAGTTGGGTGATCTCCGCCCGCAGCGCCTCGCCGATGCGCTCGTGCTGGCGCAGGCGCCCGGCGATCTCGTTCTTGTGGTCTTGCTCCTGTTCGGCCAGATACTGCCAGTGCTGGACAGCCGGCCAGGGGGAGGGAACGACCACGGCGCCAACCGCGATCCCTTCAGGCATTGGCAGGGCGTTCAGCTCGGCGGCATGTTTCTCCGCGTCTTCGCGGCTGAATGCTGCGTACAGTTCGTCCGGCCCCTGGGCATGTACAGCCCACAATGCCGACCGCTCCGCCTCTGCCTGCTCGGCCGGCGCTGGGGAGGGTTGCGCTTTGCAGTCCGGGCAATCCTTCACGCACTTCACCGGGCCGTTTTCGTAGGGAATGCCACCTTCTGAGCAGGTAATTTCGCCGTCATCGACCATGCCAGTACCGCCGCAAGTCGCGCACTTCGGGGAGGGTTGCGCCAGGGCGGCGCGAGCTGCGTTGCGGATCAGGCACAGCTTGCGGTCGTCCGGAATGTTCTCTGCTGCCGTCCATTCCATAATTGACTGGAGGGCATCCCGCCGATCCCCGCCTGCCTGCTCTACCGGTGCCGGATGCGCCGGAGAGGGTTGCGCCAGGTCGGCGCAGGCTTGTGGCCAATTCCAAAGCTCGCGGGCTATGCCACCGATCTGTTCAGCCAATTTCTCGTTTTCGTGAACGATCGAGCACGAAAGGTTGTGCAATTCGTTACCGAGGTCTGACAGTTTGCGCTCATCCCAGCATGCCTGCTCTACCGCAGGATGTGCCGGGCACGGATGGACGAGGGAGCCGTCGCCAGAAGGGCAGGTGCATTCATTTGCTTTGTTCATGGGAGCTTTCTCCAGGCCTCGGTTTCGAGGTCAGAAACAGTTATCAGTCGGCGCCGGCGCTCGATGTTTTCGAGTTGCAGGACATTGCCCAGGCTGTCGATGACGACCCAGTGAATGCCGGTGGGAATGTGCAGGTAGCGTGCTGGCGCGGGAGAGCAGAGGGCGTTTATGCGGCGGACTGCGGGGCTTTCGTCGAATGGCATGGCTCATCCTCCGGGTAGACCCGAACGCCATCGGCGCCATGGGACTGGTTGATCGCCATCTGCTTAACCGCTCTCGCGATGCGCAGAATGTCGTCCGATGTCATAAGCTGGCTTTCTTCAGGCCAGCCGGTGACCGTCACACCGCAAGGGCGGTGATTCGCTGTTAGCTGGTGCATGGGGTTATTCCTGTTCGGGGAGAGGGAGTCGCGGCGCTAACGATGCCCGAACCTGATGCCGTGCTCGGCGGCGATCTTACGGACAGTAGCGCGGTCAAGGTCCATTGCGTCTGCGGTGGCGGAGATAGTCATCCCCTTGTCTGCGCAGTAACGGACTGTTTGCGATAGCAGCCTGCGATTCTCTCGGCGGTTGCGTTCGAATGCGGAGTGTGCGGCGTCGGTCTGACCCGGCTTAGCTTTTCGTGCCGGTCTGCTGTTCGGCTTGGCGTCCCTGTCTCCCGACATGCCGATTGGGATAGATGCGATCTTTCCGCCGCCCGCCAGGAACGCATCTACCTGGCTGGCTATTTCGTCTCGATGCACATCTACAGGATGACGGCTGAAGTCGATCTGGCTCATGCCGCCTTCTCCCGAAGCTTTGCCTCGTACTCGTCGACCAGCAGCTTGAACTGCCACAGGTCTTCCTCCAGAGCTTCGATGTAGTCGTCGTCGCGCTTGAACTCTCGCCACCAGAGTTGACGGCCTACAGGCTCTAGAGCAGGACAGTACATGCCGACGTGCCAGAACTTGCGCCCCGTTATCCACATGCATCCTTGAACCTGATCCATGATCCCGCTGGCGTCGTTGTCGATGTGGAAGGCGCGAAGCTTCTCCGGGGCGAGGAAGCACTTGTACTCGCTGCCGCCATCCTCGCCGATCAGTCCGTCAGCGCTGGCTCCGAACATGCCGTCGTCGGTTGTCACGAAGCCGGCGCGCTGGATGATCAGGCCTGTCTGAATCTCGTGCTCCATGCGGGCCTCTGGTTCCAGTTCGTGACCACGCTTCATCTGCCAGGTCTCGAATCCTCCATCTAGCGGCTGCCCGCTGATACGCTCAACGGCCAGCTTGAAGGCGTAATCCAGAGCGGCGGAAGTCGGCTGGCCTTTGTTGGCGCCAGATTTAAGCCTTGCGCGGGCATCGCCGAACATACTGGCGGTGATGCACCCGGCCCTGGCCTGGTGCCATTCGGGGCTTCCTTGGTCGCAGGTGATAATAATCATTTCTCTGTCCCCTCAAGAGCCTTGCCACGTTCGGCCGCAGCCGCTTTAACGCGCTCATAGCCAGTCGTGTCGCCGGCCGCGCGAAGCACCCCGACAGCCGCCTTCCAGATCGCGGCGAGTTCGTCCTTATCCTTGGCCTCGTCAATGCGCTCCAGAATGTCGATAACGACCTGCTGATCCAGAGCGGGCTGCTGCGATACGGCGTTGAACGCGTCATCGTCTTCGCCGTGGGTTGTGTAGTTGAGCAGGGCGCCTGCTGTGTAGCGCTTGCCGTAGCTGACCGAACTGGCCACGGCCTGGACGGCGTTCTTGTTGCCGCTGGTGTCTGCCGGAAGCAGCATCGAGGTGCGCTCGCTGTGACCGCCGCGGTGACTGAGGACGCCTTCAACTTCGACGCCTTTCTCATTGCGCGGGGTGCGGAATGTCAGGGCAAATCCGTGCTTGGCCAGGATCGGCTTTAGGCGCTCGTTGATGTCCTCCCAGAGCGCGTAGCTGTAGCGGCCATTCGCGTCTCCACGCTCCGCAATTGCGGGCAGTTCTTGCTGCATTGCAGCTAGCGCCTCGGTGTACTGCTGCTCTGCCTGTCTGGCCTGGAATCGCTCGTGCATCTGCATCAGGCGCTCCATCTTCTCGATGTCGCACTGAGGGTCTGCGGCGGCGCGCTGGATAACCTGCAAGATGGTGGCAGACTCTCCTGCCTGAACGATTGGCGCCGACTCTTGGCGTTTGGCGATCTGGTTCATGTCGACCTCATTAGGAAGTTAAATATGAATTTGCGTATCTAGTCCGCAGTGCACGAGCTACGATGGGGTTTTTCTCAATCGAGGCGTACTCGCATGCCAGCTCATTCTTTCTAGCCTTCCATGCTGAGTGAGCTTCGTGTTCACTGTCGAAGTAACCGAGATTTTCAGTCTTCCCGCTGAATGGGTTTTTGCAGCGCGCATGGAATTTTTTTCGCCACTTATTCCAGCAAACACCTACCGCCCAGGGTCCTCGGCTTGATTTGTTTTCGGTCAGAAATGAGTTGACTTCGGAAGGCAGAAACACACATGTGTCTGGCCCATATATCTTGTTTCCAGGGACAAGAAGATCTTTATCTAGCTGCTTCCCTGCGTAGTCCTGCGTCATCATCCATGACCGGAACCCTGAGAAAACTTTCCATTCGGGAACAACCTCACAGCCCGCGTATGTCGGACATCTCTTCTGGAACTCCCTGCTGTAGCAGCGCTCGATAACATGCTTCCATGTCGAATAAATCGGGCAAACCCACACCTGTTTTTTTCGACCAGAGACCGTTTCATTTATCGTTACTGTGTAATCGGCGTCGTTTATTCCTACTCCGCTAACCAGAACAGATCTGTTGTTCATTCGCGACCTCAATAATAAATGTGGACGCCAGGAATTTTCCGTTGGGCTATCAATGTGACCGCCCGTCTCGCGGATGACTCATCCATGCCACCAGCGACGAACGCCGCCAGCGCCTCGTTGTTGATGGATTTCTTGTGCGCCTTGTCGGCTTCGCGTGCAGCAGCCTCGCGTTCGATGCGGGCCTGCTCATCGGCCTGCCGTTTGCGTTCTGCCGCTGCGGCTTCTTCAGCGCGACGTTGCGCATCACGCTCTGCTTGTTCTGCGCGCTGCTTGGCTTCAATGGCTTCGCGTTCGGCGCGCTCGGCGGCAAGCTTAAGTTCAAGTTCGCGGCGCTCTGCTGCGGCCTGTGCTTCGGCTTCACGGCGTACTGCGGCATCGCGTTCTGCCTGGGCCTTGGCCTCTTCCTGACGCCGTGCCTGCTCTGCTGCTTCGCGGGCAATGCGCTCCTCGCGCTCTTTCTGCTCGCGTGCTGCTGCTTCGGCGCGCAGGCGTTCCAGTTCGGCCTGCTCGGCTTCGAACTTCTCACGGGCAACCAGGGCTTCCCGGAGAGCGATCAAAGCCTTATCTTTGGCGCGAGCAGCCTCTGCCTCGAACTCTTCCCAGGCTTCGCTGATGGCCAGGCCTTCCAGCCAAGCGATGTTGGCTTTGAGTTCAATAGAATCCAGATCGCGGCATTCCAGGCGAAGGTTTATCTTGTCGATCTCGCCCTGATGACGCGCAACCCTCGCCGCTTCAGCCTCTTCCCACTCGGTCAACGGACTGCGCACTTCGGCCTGCCAGGAATCCAACAGATCGCGCATCCGCTTACGCTCGGCATCGATCTTCTTGGGCACTTCCTTCAGCTCGGCGACCAGTTCCTTGCCTACATTGTCCAGCGCCGTCTTAGAGCGGGCGACCTTGTAGGCGATGGAGGCGATGGCCTCTCTGCCCTTGCGGGTAGTGACGTCTGGCACGAAGCCGTCGATCTCTTCGCGAATCTTGGCCAGGAACGGGTCAAGGCCATTGGCGGCCGAGTAGACTTGGAGTGCGGTTTCTTTGGCCGGCACTTCGACCAGTTGGGTTTCTGCGGACATGAGTGATCCTCGCCGCGCATGCGCAGCCAGTGAAGGGAGAGGTTAAGTGGTTGCCTTGGCGGATTACCGGCCTGCTGCGGACAGGTGCGTAGCTTCTGCGGTGATGATGCCTCCCCAGATCGGGCCGGCTGCCAGGATGAAGAGGTACAGCAGGCCGCCGAAAAGGCTGCCTAGCCAGATTGCTGTGCGGCGGGTGTTCATGCTGCCTCCATGTAAGCGGCTATGAACTGCGTCGCCGCTTCAGCATTGAGGGCGTTTCCGATGGCATGCAGAGCACCCATTCGACCGGAATAGCCATGGTCCATGCTGCGAACGATGGGCTGAGGCCAACGATCTCCGGGCTGGAGCGGAGAGTCTGCGATAGCGCGCAGATCCGCTTCGCCACGCCATCTCCGCGGTCCAGCCTGGCAAGGACTTCTGCGCGACTGCTGTCCTTGTGCTCCCTCGCCGAGATGCTTGGCAGCAAAGTAGACCCGCTTCCTGAGGATCGGCTCCCCGCATGAGGCAGCTGCAAAATGTATCGCCCCAGCGGCGTATCCAGCTTCTTCAAGGTCGCCCAGGACGAGATCAAACCAGCCATGGACAAGCGCTTCAGGAGACTGCTCGCCAAACAACTCTGCAGGGCGCCGCTCTCTGATGAGATGGCTCCATGACGGCCAGAGGTGTCGTGGATCAGCAAACCCAAGTCTCTTGCCTGCCTTGGAGTAAGGTTGGCAAGGACAGGAACCGGTCCAAACAGGTCGATCATCTGGCCAGCCGGAGCGCCGAAGGGCGAGCGACCAGACGCCGATTCCCGCGAAGAAGTGGCATTGTGTGTAGTGCTTGAGGTCATCTGGGTGAACATCCTCGATCGATCGTTCGTCGACGTCGCCAGGTGCTATGTGGCCGGCGGCGATCAGGTTTCGAAGCCACTGAGCGGCATATGGGTCGAATTCGTTGTAGTAGGCGGTCGTCGTCAGCTTCATAGCCCTGCCACCTCCACAAACGCCACGGCGAACATGAACACGCTGCCCACAAAAAAGCCGCCGAAGATCAGGACTTGGGCGGCCTCTTTCAGGTCTATGGTGATGGTCATGGCGTGCTCTCCATGGCTGGCTTGATGCAGTCAATCGCTGCGCGTATGTCGCGGTATGGGCCGTCGATCAACCAGCGATTTCCTTCGTGGATGCCTTCAAATCCATAGGCCTCGCAAAGAGCGTCGAGCTTGTTCAGTCGCTCTACATCAGCCTCAGCAGCGCGCAGGCGAGCGATCAGGCCAAGTATCTCCTCTGCTGGAGTGTTGATATTTACATCCGTCAACACTGGCTCGTTACAGCAGACTTCCTCGCGCGCGCCCATGTATTTGGCCCCGGATTTGAAATTGCCACAACAGACGAATGCCCTCTTGTGGCAGTACTCTTCCAACTCCGCCAATTGCTCATCACTGATCGATTGCACGATAGGGGTTGTCATTTCCCTTCCTCCTGGCGGCGGTAGCCGGCGTCAAATAGCGCGTAAAGCGTAGGGTACTGATATGGAACTCCTTGAATTGACATAGCCATATCACCGACTGCCTTCTCCCGCTCCTCGGCGGCGATCTGCTCGGGAGTGCGGATGCGCCTGAAGTTTTCCGGGTTTCCGACGATGAATGAGTCGCCGTCCTCGGGCTGTAACCACGCATCGCCATTGGCGTAGGCCAGCACGGTTACGCGCCTCCACTCGTGATCCAAGCCGGATTTCCATTCCACCAGCAGGCCGGTTGGCGGCAGGCCCTGGCCGTTCCATGTGACAGGGCGCTCGACTATTTCCCATACATCCTCTGGGGCAGAAAGTGGGCTCCCATCATCTGCGGATGTCGCGCGAATCATGCAGCCGGTCCGGTGATAACCAGAAACAAACTCAAAACCTGGGTAGTGGATGTTGTTCTTCTTGGCGATCAGTGCTGCTACTGCGCTGCCGTTCGCCTTGTTCCAGTCAATGCTCATACTCGTCTCTCCCTAACCAGTCGTTCAGCGTTCTCGATCAGCGTTGCTTCGAATGCGCGGAACCAGATGCGTTGTGCCAGTTCCAGGTCGCCTCGGCGCACTGCAAGCAGCAGTTGGGTCATCGGGCACTCTTTGCTGTCGACCTCGGCAAGCCACTCTGGGACGAATCCGGCAAAGCCGTAGACCGTGAAGTCAGGCCCGGAAAAGGCCCGCTGCCGCTTGTCATGGAAGGGCACGCAATCACCATCCTCGCAGTTCAGAAGCTTGCCGACTTGCTTAGTGACATACTCGCGGTCGCCGTCATAGTCGGGCGGTAGCGCGTTGTCCCAGCGTTCCTGTGCGTATTTCAATGCAGTGTTCATGTCTCACCTCAGTCGGTGTAGGCGATGTACTTGAACTGGCCTTTCTCTTCGTTGAAGTACTCGAAGCGGCCGCCAAACGTCCCGATCACGGCTTTTTCAACCTCGGCGCGCGAAGTGCCGATGGGGAAAACTCCCTTCTTGATCATTGACGCGCCCGAATGCGGTTCCCATGTCCAGTCGATTTTGGTTGGATCAAGCACGCGAGGTTTGCTTTCAAGGAAAGCCCCCCGACCAGCAACGTCGAGGGTAATGGTGTGAATCTCGCGCACACAGAGAGGGTCATCCGCCGCGCGCCAACCACATTCCTTGCAGCACATGTCAGCGTTCTCATGTGCCCAACAAGGTGCGCTGATATGGCAGCTACAGTTGCTTACCTTCTCCAGCTCAATCACGCCCTCGCAGCCATCGCGGTTGCAGATAGAGCCTTCCTCGTATCCGAGTTCTTTCATGTCTCACCTCGCGTTCGCGTGCATGCGGCGGATTGCGGTCATGGAATGGTCCTCTTGAGCGCTACGGTAAGCAGCCGGTAGTAGCGCGCGAAGCGCTCGGGGTTGGCCTCTTCAAGCCGCCAGCCAGGATCGCCGCAGCCGCAGGAGCAGCCGCGCTCAATAGGGAAGTGCTTATTGATGATCGCCCTGGCCTCGGCGTTGATAGCCGCGCGTTTCGTGATGAAACTTTTCCGAGCAGTAGGGGCGAAATAGATCGTCGCCGCTTTGGTTTGAATGCTCATCTCTCTGACCTCTTTGCCGCGCGTATGCGGCAGCGTTCCGACTCGCTGTCGTCATACAGGCGAAAAAATGCCCGGACTTGCCGGGCTAATGAGGGGTAGGGTGGGGATGGCCGGGTTCTCACCGGCGGCTTAATTGGTCACTACCAATAAGCTATTACCGCTATTCGCATGCGATACTCATCCCCATTGAAGGGTGGCGTCCTTGCCGGGGAGTCAGTCTGGAATCGGCATCCAGAACTCAGGATCTTCATCGAACGACTCGCCGTCATACAGCGAGTGATAGGTGAAGTCTTCGCCGTCATCGTGGAAGCGTACATCTTCAATGTGGCCGTTCTTCCACTTGCCGAGCAGGTCGGTATCCATCGGAAAATTGCCGTCTGCCGTCTTTCTCCAATTGCTCATCTCGCCTCCAGTGTGTGTATGCGCAAGGGCGCGTTAGGCAACGTCCTTCCAGATTTTTCGGCGCGCTATGGCAGAGATAAGGGCGGCCGTTACGCCAAACTCCGCAGCGAGCGATGTAGGGCCATTCGCTCCCGAGTAAGGCTTGTAGCGCCGGCGAATCTCTGACACCTGTACTTCCGTCAGCTTTGCCGCTGGATGCTTCTCGCCAATGGTTGCGGTGCCATGAGTGACCTTGTCTGCCTCGTTCTCGGCACGGGTGCCGTAACACAGGTTTTCGACACTGTTGTCCTGGCTGTTGCCATTGAGGTGACGACAGACCTGACCTTCACCGATTGGTCCGATGAATGCTGCTGCGACTAGGCGATGAACCAAAACACCCTTGCTCGCCTGATGATTCCAAAGCTTCACCTTCAAATAACCCTTTCTGTCTTTGTAGGTGGCTTTTACTGATCCGCCGCGCCGTACGTTGCCGAGGTTGCTGACCTCGTATTGAGGCCAGTCAGGAACCGTTTTCCAGACTTCATCCATGGCATGACCTCACGCCGTGATCGGGATCTTGCGGACGGGGCGGACACGGAAGACGCCGCCCTTGGCGTAGTGGTACGCGCCGCCGTCGAAGAAGTACGTGTAGAAGGCGAAGTTGGCGGAGTACTGCGAACTCGACCAATACCAGCGATCTGCGAAACCAGACAGCTCGCCTGCTTGCTTGGCGGAGAACAGAAGAGCCAGTTCCAGAATAGAGGGAATGAATACGCCTTCTCCGATCTCCATAGCTTGCTTGGCAATCGGGCTGCCAGCTTCAGCCATGGCGACCGTGTTCGAAGCTCCGTCTCGGTAGCTGACGGCGCCGTCCACGTCCTGGTCATACTCGCCCCATTCTCCAGCGAACTCGGCGCTTTTTCCGAGATCGACGTAGGCGTATTCCTTGCCATTGAGCCAATGGCGGACAAAGAAGGTTCCATCAGCCAGGGGCTGGCCGATTTCGGGAAGGTCATTCTGGTGAATCGAATCTTGAATGGTGGTCATGGTTGGTTTCCTTGTCGGGTTGTGCGTGGTGGCTGTATGGGGGAGTGGTCTAGGGCGGGGATCGAACCCGCGACCTGCATCGATGAGCGTTCGCGTTCATGACCGCTGGCGCTCGCTGCTCTACCGCTCTGAGCTACCTAGACCACTCTCCGATACAGCCTGGCGATGGGGAGCCAGGTGGATCGGGCCTGCGTTGGGGAACCCGGCAGGCGCGGGCGGTGTTCAGCGGATCAGGTGGCGAACCAGGATGTGGCACTTGCCGCCGGAAATCCTGACGGCCACGCGGTGGGTGCTCGGTGTCGGCCTGCTTTTGGAGGCGTTCGGGTGTTCGTTCGTGTAGATATCGGACGGCCCGACCATCACGCCTTCGCGCACCTTGCCAGTGATGGCCGACTTCCAGCGGACGACGGCGCCTGGCTTGGGCATGGCGCGGTAGGCTTGTCGGCGTTGCTTGCTGTTCATGTCCTTTCCTCGGTGATGCCCCGGCGAACCGGGGCGGGGTGGTTAGCAACGCTCAGGTTGTGCAAACGGGAAGTCGATCAGGTCTAAAGCACCGAAGCGGTCGCTTCCGCCACCCACGTAGCTGACGAAAAAGCCTTCTTTCAGGTGGCAAGTAACATCTACGGTCCGCTGTTCCCCATTGCTAGCAATGATCACATCACCTTGCACCAGCGCTACAGCTTCTTTGCCTTTAATCATGCGGGTCATCGTCTTGCCCTCCAGGGCGTGTTGACTTCCTCGATGCGCCTGTCTCCAAGCGCATCTGAGAAATCGGTGTTGCATGGGTTTATGCTGAGTAGTGATACCAAGGGTTTAACCCGTCCCTGTGCCTCCAGATAAAGCGATCAAGCTCAAGCGAGCATGGAGGCTTGAAAATGCAGATATTCCCGTCCACTTTCTCGCACCAACCGATTAACTCTCCGGCTGGCTTGGTCATGTGATGCTCGCTCGCGAAGATTCGGCAGCCCCGCATCGGCTTGAAGAATCGGTACATCACGCATGCATCCGCACGGTGATGTAGCCGTTGCTTGCAACTACGTGCTCCCAGCAATTGAAGAAGACGGACTGTCCGAACTTCTTCATTGCCGCCTGGCGAACCTTCACCTCAACGTCCAGAGGCTGTTCACCGGCGTCCGGCAGGGCAAGCCATTTCAGGCTCTTGCCGTCGCTCAGGTGGGAATCGATGTTGAATTGAGCCATTTCAGTCTCCTACCAGGGTTTACCGGCGTTGATGTATGCGCTTCCTGCTAGCTCGGTTAGAGCTACCAGCTGCCAGGAATCGATCGCTCCGCCGTAGTGCAATCCGCGCAACATCCCGACCGTTTCGTAGTACTCGATGCGCGCTCGGTGTACGTCGTTCTCCCTGCGGATGATTCGAAGAGACTGACGTAAAGCCAGTAAGGCCTTTTCATTCATCGTCTTGCCCTCCAGGGCGTGTTGACTTCTTCGATGCCCCTCTTGCGAAGGGCATCTGAGAAATCGGTGTTGCTCCCGCGTTCGCCTAACTGGGCTTCTACAACTCGCGGGTGGTGCTGTCCTCACCACTGCCGATAGCAGCTCGGACTCGATGTGTTTGGCCTTGGGCTTCCCTCGCAACGCCTTCAATCGGCATACAGCGCTGGTCGTCGGGGACGGTGTTTCACTCCACGCTTGACTACAGCCCGGTGGCCTGGTGAGTAGGGCAGGTATGCGTGGGTTGCCGATCCGAACATCGGCTGGGCTTAGTGCTTCATGGGCTGTTTCCTCCTATTGGTTGTGTTCACCGCAAGCCTTTGCGAGGCCTGTCCGCTGTGCCCAGGAATGCGCCAATTCATGGCCCGAGCAGGGAGCGTTAGCAGTGCAACCCTCAGCCCGCTTTGCGCTATCTGCTCGATGTTCTGAGCTGAGGGAGCGCGACGCCTGGCGTTGAGTTGGCCGGGATTACCCGGCATCAGCAGTCGTGTTTATCCACCGTCGCTCAGTCGCGGTGACCTGCGGCTGTCGGGACTGCGGTGGGGTCTGACTTGTTAAAGAGCGGTCGGCTCGGTGGCCTGGCGCTGCGTTGTTCTGCGGCGTTGAGGTGAAATTTAGAAAACTAAACGAAGAAGGTCAAGGGAATTTTTTAGAATTCTAAACTTTCGCGTTGGGCGGCCACAAAAAAGCCCGCTCTAGGCGGGCTCTGGGTGCGGTGTTGGCAGAGGAGGGTGGCTATAGAGCGAGTTCAGCGCTGGGTCAGTTTGGCAGTCAGCCAGGTGTAGGCCTGAGACTATGGGGGGGGTGCCGAGGGGCGGAAGAAATCAGAAATAGCGTGATATCTTCCAGGCACCGTTGGACCAGGTAGGCTCCAGTTCTGCAAAGATCAGGAAGGCAGGGAGTCCAGTCCCATCAGTGGGCGGCCCGATCATGGCTGCACAAAGTTTTCCCGCCACACGGTCAGGAGCCCCTTCAGTAGAAAAGGCCCCCACGCATCTCTTAAGCCCGGAGCTACTAGGGACATCGATGACCGCAAACACTCCAGCCTCCTCGGACGAGCTGGTTGCGACCACTATGCATGGAGTGAACTCTCCATCCTTAAAGCTGGTGTCCATGTACTTACAGGAATAATCCAAGGCGCTTTTGGCGTCCTTGAAGTGGAGAGCAGGAACAGATGGCGCATGGAGGGGTTCTGGTTTATCCGGCTCGCGTAGCCGATCCAGGAACCAATCCTTTACCGTAGATAGCCCGAATATTGCAAAGAAAGACGCTACGTAAAGTGCTAGGCTGGCTAGCTCCGACCAGCCGCCTCGCTGCGCTTTCAGCCATTCATCAAGCCAATAGACAAAAGCACAGAAGGCTGCAAATACGATCAGAGCAAGTGTCCATGCGTGCTTCTCATGGGCGCCTTCGATCTTCTTTCTTAGCTCTTGCTTGGTTTCGTCCATGCTATCTCTCAAGTTTCCTTCAGCTAAAGTCAGCCTGACTACATCGCGCCGCCACGCCAAACGATACGACCGATAATGTCTACGCCGCGCATACCATCATCAGTGACAGGCTGGTCTGGGTATCGATTTTTGTCCTGGTTATCCGACCGAATTAGCCACCCTCCCGATATCTCACGGATAAGGCGCTTGAAGATCACCTCTTGGTCGGCATCATACAGGGCGAACATTTTCCCATTCGTCGGCTCCTTGCAGGAAACATCTATCAGGACGACCTCTCCGTCGGAGAGGGTTGGCCAGTTGCTATCTCCCTGGTTGTAGGCTGCGCGAAGATTTTCAGCCTTTAGCCCCATCCGTCGAAGCCAGTCGCGCTTAAATGCCAACCCACCCTTGACCTCAACATGATCGTTTAGGTAGCCATTTCCTGACGAACCCTTAGCAGTGAGCTGGGGAATAAGCGCGTAGTCGGCCTCTGAAGGAGACCCTTCATGTGAGGGCAGATCCTTTTCTCCCTTCCCAGTTTCCAGCCATGAGGCGCTGCATTGAAGCACCTTGGCCAAGGCAATCAGGTTCTTCCCTCTGGCCTTGTTGGTGCCATTGGTCCAGTGGGAGAGGGTCCCCTTGGAGACCTTGATCTCTCTGGAGATGTCCGAGGCGCTGATGCCTAAGGCATCCATGCGCTGATTGAGTCTGTCTGAAAAGTCCATGTTTAGGATTCTAAATCCTTGTTGGTTTAGATAACTTGCACGCGGCTGTTTATTTTTCTAAACTCCAGCAAAACCATGGAGGCAGCCGTATGAATTACGAACAGGCGCTCACCCACTTCGGAACAGGGCGAGCGATTGCAAAGGCCCTAGGCGTAAGCCCTGGGCGTATTTCTCAGTGCAAATCGGAAGGCGGGTTTTCCTATCAGCATCAGTGCGTCCTGGAGAAGGCATCCTCTGGCGCGCTTCAGGCCCGTGAAGAAGACGAGCCTCAGCGGATGGCGTCGTGACCATGACAGCCAGCCAATTAAACGCCGAGCGCGATGCAAGGGCACGGGAGTTCGAGTCCCTGATCCTCAACCGACTTTTGTCGGTGGGACAGAAGACCGTCGCCGACGCAATCGGCGTGAGCGAATCGACTGTCAGTCGTTGGAAAGAGGGCGAGATAGAGCGGTGGTGCAAGGTGCTTGCGCTGCTGGAGCTTCAGGTCGTCCCGATGTCGGCTCAGTGCCATCCATCTGAGTACATCCAGGCGCTCAAGACCCTGGCCGAGCTTGGCCTTCAGGCCGAAAAGAAGCGGCCTGGTCCGTTGGGGTGGGATTGATGCGAAAGCGACTCACGAATACCGACTACGCCGCAATGGCTAACGCTGCTGAAGAGCTGGCGGGTATGGGTTCGAGTGAGTGCAGGCGCAGATACAACAAAGCCCTGAGCGACTACTACAGGGCTTTGTCGGTGCGTGGATCGGTGGCAGCCGAATCACGCGTGGGAAAACAACATCAGGTGACAGGTGAATTATGCAACCTCGAACGCTGACTTACAACGCCTTGGAGCTTCGTCCGGCGAAGAACTCCATTGCCATCTGCCAAGGTGATCAGGTCGTGACCATCACTCTGGATCAACTCCACCAGTTCACAAGCGACATCTGCATCCTCGCCGCATCGATGCGGGAAGACATGCGTGGCCCGCTGGACGATGACAAAGGAGAAGGAAATGTCGAATAGCTGGCTGCGGCTTTGGCATGACATGCCGAATGATCCGAAATGGAGAACGATTGCTCGCGTATCCGGGCAACCCGTTGCGTTGGTCCAGGCGGTGTATTTGCATCTTCTGGTCGATGCGTCACGAAATGTCACGCGCGGTCACGTGACTGTCACGACGGAAGATTTGGCTAGCGCGCTTGACGTGACAGACGAACAGATCGTGAATGTTATCGACGCGATGCAAGGGCGCGTTCTGGATGGTGATGCCCTCACTGGATGGGATAACCGTCAGCCGAAGCGCGAGGACGCCGGTAACCCTGAAAGAGGCGCAAAATCTGCTGCTCAGCGTAAAAGGGAGCAGCGCGAACGTGAGCGGGAGGCATCTAAAGTTGATGATGTCACGCAATGTCACGCAGAGTCACGCAATGTCACGCTAGATAAAGATACAGAAGAAGAGAAAGAGCATAACCCCCCTTACCCCCCTGAGGGGGTAGAGCCGGCTGTGCCGTCTCCGAAGTTCAACCCGCTGGATGCTTGCCCGGAAAACGTCACGCCATCGGTGTGGGCTGAATGGGTCAAGTGCCGGAGCGAGTTGCGCAAGCCGCTGAAGGAGACCACCTGCAAGGCGCAAGCGAAGCAGCTTGCAGGCCATCCCAACCCGGATGCAGTGATCCAGGCTTCGATCAGCGCAGGGTGGATGGGGTTGTTCCCTGACTGCGTGAAGTCGAACGTCCACCCGATCCGCAAGGGCGCTGTCGTGAACGGGAAAACATACCCGTTCGAAGCGCCGCGTGGTTATGTGACCGAGTCCCACGAGTTCTGGCACGACCACCTTCCGAACACAGTCCTGTCGATCTACACGCACGACTACACCTGCAAGCGCCTGCCGGCTGCCGGGGAGGCGCAATGACCCCCTCTGAGATTGCTCAGCGCCTCGCTGATCGCGTGATCGACGTTGCGCACCACTTGCTGCCCAGCGGAAAGCGCGAGGGAGCCGAGTGGCGTGTCGGCAGCGTGAACGGCGAAAAGGGCCAGAGCCTGGGCGTCCACCTCAAGGGCGAGAAAGCCGGCGTCTGGTGCGACTTCTCGACCGGCGAAACAGGCGACCTGTTGGACCTGTGGCGCGCTGTTCGCGGTTGTGACATGGGCACCGCACTGGCCGAGGCGAAGTCCTACTTGGGCATCGCTGATCCGAAACTCGAAGCGCCCTCTCGCAAGACCTACGTTCGCCCTGAGCGCCCCAAGTGCAAGGCTCCGGTCGATGAGTCTCCGGTCATGGCCTACCTTGTTGGGCGCGGTCTGAAGCCGGAAACCATTGCCGAGTTCAAGATCGGCGAGTCTGGCCGAGACATCGTGTTCCCGTACCTGCGGGACGGCGCTCTGATCTTCTGGAAGAAGCTCGGAGTTGATCGCCCCAACGGGAAGAAACGGATTTCCGCCTCGGCTGACGCAGAGCCTTGCCTGTTCGGCTGGCAGGCCATTCCCGATGGCGCTCGCGAGGTGACGATCACCGAGGGCGAGATCGACGCCATGACTGCCTGGCAGTACGGTCGTCCGGCGCTGTCGGTTCCGTTCGGTGGTGGTAAGGGCGAGAAACAGGCGTGGATCGAGCACGAATATTCGCGCCTGTCCCGGTTCGACGTGATCTACCTAGCCATGGATGACGACGAGCCCGGCAAGCAGGCGACCGAAGAAATCATCAAGCGCCTTGGGCGCGAGCGCTGCCGCATCCTGGACCTAGGCTGCAAGGACTTCAACGAAGCCCTGGATGCCCTGTTCTACACCCGCGACGACATCGACGACTGCTACGCCAAGGCCAAGACGCTCGATCCCGAGAAGCTGGTAGGGGCTGAGTCGTTCGTTGATGACGTGTGCGCCGAGTTCTTCGAGCGCAACCCCGCAGTCATGGGTATGGCGACCCCATGGGAGAAGTCCCGCGACATGATCCGCTTCCGCGACAGCGAGGTCACGATCTGGACCGGCTGGAGCGGGCACGGGAAATCCCAGCTCCTGAACTACCTGGCTTTCCACGGCATGCGCCAGGGCGAGAAGTTCTGCATCGCCTCGATGGAGATGCCTGCCAAGCGGACCTTGCAGCGCATGGTGCGCCAGGCCGCCGGGCTCAACCAGCCCTCCCGTGGGTACATCCACGCCATCCTGGAGTTCCTGGGTGGTCGACTGTGGATCTACAACCAGATGGGTTCGGCCAACACCGCCGAGATGATCGAAACCTTCCGCTACGCCGCTCGCCGTTATGGGGTGAAGCAGTTCGTCGTCGATAGCCTGGCGAAGCTGGGGATGGCCGAAGACGACTACAACGGCCAGAAGCAGGCCATGGAATCCATCGTTGGTTTCGCGCATGAGATGGGCGTCCACGTTCACCTGGTGGCTCACCCGCGCAAGGCAGACGACGAATCCAAGATGCCTGGAAAGCTCGACGTTCGCGGCGGCGCCATCCTCACTGACCTGGCCGACAACGTGATCACCGTGTGGCGCAACAAGAAGAAGGAGTCCGCGATGAAGGGCACCGATGAGGATCAAGCCGAGCACCTCAAGCAGCAGCCGGACGTGAAGATGATCATCACCAAGCAGCGCCTGACCGGTGTCGAGGAAACCATCTATCTCTGGTTCGACCCCGCATCCGCTCAGTACATGGAGCGCGAAGGGCACAAGCCTCGCCAGTGGATTGAATTTTCCGGGATCACCCAACAACAAGCCGATCAGGAGGCCGCATGAAGCGCTGCTGGAAGGTAGTTCTGCCGGGTCGCCCGGCGTTCACGATGATTCTGATGGAGGACTGCGACCCGCTCGCTGTCGTGAAGAGCATTTGGCCGCAGGGGAGGGTTGAGTAATGGCTGCAATCGAAGCAAAAAATGCGACTGTGTATTTCGCTCCTACAGCGCGCAAGCGGTACTTCTCTGCCAGGTCAGCAGCAGTCGCTGAGGCCCGTGCGAAATTGCGCCACAAATACCCGAGCGAACGAGCCGAATATGAAGACGGCCGAATGATCTATCCGGGGTGGACTTGGGAGGAGGACGAACATCTGACGAAGGTCCATGCGCGCTTGTGCGGAATGATTCTTCGTCAGTTTCATCAGCAGAAGGAGGCTGCCCATGCCTAAGTTCGAACTGATCCGAATGGAAGGCCTGCGCACCTACGGTCGGCAAGTTGAGGCTAGTACCTGGCGCGAAGCCGAGCAGCAATGCCGCGACGGCGAGATCGTAAACGGCGAATTGATCGGTGTGTACGACTGCGATCCTGTTACCGAGGCGGTCTGCACTGCGCGCAATGACGTGATGATTGAGAGTCTGGGGGTGTGCTGTGGCTAATCCACGCTTTCACCTGCGCAACGAGACTGATCGTCAGCGCGCTATAGCGATCCTTCAGCGCGTTGACTTGACCGAGGGCAAGACCTGGAGCCTGCACGACGAAGCCCGCAGCGATGCGCAAAACAGGCGTATGTGGGCCATGTTGCGCGACATCAGCCAACAGGTCGAGTGGTATGGCCGGAAGCTGGACGACGAAAGCTGGAAGCACATCTTCAGTGCGGCGGTGCAACAGCAAGACGCTGTTCCCGGCATAAACGGCGGCTTCGTGGTCCTAGGCGTCTCCACCCGCAAGCAATCCAAGAAGTGGTTCAACGAAATGTTCCTTGTGATGGAGTCCTTCGCTGCTGAGCGCGGAGTGAAGTTCACCACTCGTGATTATTGGGAGGCCGCATGAGCAAGTTCAAGGCTGGGGGTATCGATAAGCGCTCCACGGCTTTCATTGACACCATGCGAAAGCGTTACTTCCTAGATGAAGCTAGCGGCCGAGTCTGCTCGTATTTTTCGAACAGAGTTCTTGGAGGCTGGATTCTTGAGCCAAAGGATGGCCAGGCTCGTTATCGCTGCCACAAGGTCTACTTCGATGGTAAGCAACTAAGCATTCGCGAGCACCATCTGGTTTGGGTGATCACGCACGGCGAATGGCCCGAGAGCGAGATTGACCATAAGGACCGCGACGGACTCAACAATCGCCCTGAGAACCTTAGATTGGTCACTCACGCGATTAATGGCAGGAATCTCCCGCTACTGCGCAACAACAAGTCCGGAATCGCGGGCGTTCAATGGCGTCCTGATTTCTCGCGCTGGGTGGCTCAGGTCAAGGTCAGGACTGGAGAAAAACAAAAGAGCATTTACCTCGGTTCGTTCGAGACGATCTTCGATGCAGCCTGCGCTAGGAAATCCTACGAAGCAGCTAACGGATTCCGGTGCGGCGACTTCCATCCCGAGCAGCAGAAGGCGAAGGGGGTGGAGGCATGAAGGGCCGCACTCCCACTCGCTACGAGAAGCACATCCACGACCGCATGGCCTCCGAGATCGGGTGCATCGCCTGCCGCAAGGATGGCATCCGCAACATGCACGTCAGCATCCACCACATCGACGGGCGCACGAAGCCAGGCGCGCACCTGAAGGTGCTTCCACTCTGCGCCGGACATCACCAGGACGGCACCGGAGCGCCCGGACTAATCGCAGTACACCCATGGAAAAGACGATTCGAAGAGAAGTACGGGAGCCAGCTCGAACTGCTGGAAGAGTGCATGGAAATCCTGGCCGAGAGGGACTGCGCATGATCCTAGAACAGTACGTGAAGCAGCAGACCGCCCAGCTAGCGCGCATGGGCCTTATCGATGCGAAGGAGGGAGCATGAGTCTTCTCAAGCATATCTGGTGGGCCGTGCGTCACGGTGACTGGAGCGCCGGCTGGGACCCGCAGTGGGGCAGCAAGCCTGGCGAGCCATTCATCTGGTGCAAGCCGATGTACTACGACGGCCATCACTGCTACCTACGCGTCGGCTACTTCTGGATAGGAGTGACCTACTGATGAGCAACATCCGCAACGTCCAGTGGAACGAAGGGGCGCCGGACGAGATTCTCCCGGGAATGCTTTTGCTATGGGAGGACTCCGATGGAGCAATTTATCTCGTCGGGCATGAGCATGACATCTGCGATGAAGAGAGTCAGTTCATCAAGCGCTGGGCCTGGCTGATCCAGCCAAACGAACTCGCCTGGCTCGAAGACATGGCATCTCGGAAAACGAGGACGCAGGAATGAGCGCATGGATCTCTGTGAATGATCGGCTGCCGACGGTGATTCTCACCAGCGTCGATGGTGTCGAGAACGTCAACTGTGTTTTGGTCCGCTACCGGAAAGCTCCTGAATGCGGATCAGAGTTCCAGACTGCCAATGCTGTATGGGTGAACGGCATCGGAAAAGATGAAATCTCCCACTGGATGGAAATTCCGGAGATACCAGCATGAGTGACGACAACGTAGTCCCCATGAAGAAGCGCGGGGACCGGTATGAGGCCCTTATTCGGGACGAGGCTGAGTTCGATGAGCTTGTGCTCGGCGCGATCAAGTTCGGCCAGGACCACGGTCTGCCCGAGTCGATGATGAAGGGCATTCTCATGAGCGCGATCATCGATCTCGACTTCAACTGCATCGTGTTTGAGCCGGAGGACGGGGCATGACCAACTCCCGCGCCAAGGGCGCCCGCGTAGAGTTGGACTTCGCCAGGCTTTGCTTCGAACACCTCGGTATCAAGGTCGAGCGCAATCTTGAGCAGAGTAGGGCGGGTGGCTACGACCTAACCGGTTTGCCTGGGTGGGCACCTGAGATCAAGGGCAGGGCTGAATTCCCGTCAAAGGCTGAATTCCTTCGGATGTGGGCTCAGACGTTGGATCAGGCTGGGGACGCCTTGAAGCCCCTATTGGCAATCAAGGCAAATCGCAGAGGCTGGACCTGCTTCATCGACGCCGCGGAGCTTAGACCTGACATCTATGAGCCTGGTAAATCTTGGATTTGTTTAGAACCAGAAGACTTCTTCCAATACGTCCGTTCGACGATGCCAGTTACCCATCAGGAGGCAGCATGAAGTCCACTCGCAGTTTCAGTGATGATGATCTCATCGAAGTCCTGAAGAGCATGACGAACTCCCAGGCGGCGAAGCACTTCGACGTCAGCAAGCGGCAGATCGAGCGGAGGCGAGCGGCTCTTGTGCGCAAAGGCTGGAGTCCTGCGCATGACCTGCACCATGCAGTGCCGGACGGGTACATGCTGAAGGGCGCGTCGACGCTCTACAAAGAAGGCAAGCCCGTTCTCCAGTGGGTTAAGTCGACCGTGGACGAAGAGCGTCAGCGCGAACTGTTCGAGTCGTCCTGCAAAGCTGCGGTGAAAGACCTTCCTGTCGTAGTGCCTAAAGAGGCCCGCGGGAAGCATGTCGATCACCTGATGGCGGTATACCCAATCGGTGATCCGCACTTCGGCGAGTACATCTGGGGCGACGAATGCGGCAGGGACTGGGATCTTTCGATTGCTGAGCGCATTCACTGCCAGGCCATGGCGGCACTCGTCGATGCTGCGCCGAAGACTGAGCGCGCGCTGATCATCAACCTGGGCGATGCCGCACACTATGACTCGATGATTGCTGTCACTCCACGCTCAGGCCATCACCTGGACGCCGACAGCCGCTACGCAAAGATGGTCGACGTGCTGATCCTGGCAATGCGTCAGGTCGTCGAATCGGCGCTCAAGAAACACCGCTATGTCCACGTCGTCCACGTCATAGGCAATCACGACGAAACGGGTGCGGTTTGGCTCAGCCGGCTGTTTGCCCATCTCTACAGCAAAGAGCCCAGCGTGACGGTTGAAACCTCGCCGAGCGTGTTCAGCTATTACCGCTGGGGTAAGACGCTGATTGGCATGCACCATGGTCATACAGCCAAGGCTCATGTGCTGCCAGGCGTAATGGCCACCGACCGGGCGAAGGACTGGGGCGAAACAATCCATCGCTACTGGTACACCGGCCACATCCACCACGAAAGCAAAAAAGAATTCCCGGGCTGCGTAGTCGAGTCGTTCAACACCCTGGCTCCGGCAGACAGCTACGCACACAGCGGCGGCTATCGCGCTCGGCAGAACATGAAGTGCGTGGTTCTACACAAAGAGCACGGCGAAGTGGCACGGCACACAGTTAGTCCTGACATGTTGGAAGGGGAAGCAGCATGAACAAAAAACGGGGAGCGCTTTGGGATACCGAATACATGCTTGAGCAATGGGGCTGGTGGCGAATGAGCGGAATGGGGGTTCCTCGCTACGTCTCGCCGAGCTTCGCGCTCATGCGTGACAACGTACAGCAGCACAGCAGCATCAGCTTCAGCATTACCGACGAACTTGCAATGAGCGTGGATAGCGCTGTTGCCCGTCTAACCGCAAGGGAGAAGCAGCACGGCGTCAATGGGCCATTTATGGGCGACTGCCTGTGGCTCTACTTCGGAGCAAAGTGGACCGCTGTCCGCGTCGGAAAGCACCATGGCATCAGCGAAGCCAAGGCTCGCGAACTGATCAAGGCCGGCGTAGCATGGGTGGATAGCGCTCTAGAGAGCATGAGGGAGGCGGCATGAGTGTAGGTGAAGTATTGTTAATTGGCGGCCCAAGGGATGGAGAGCGCCTTGAAGTAGAAGATAGTTCGCATTATCTCCTCATTCCCTATGCGTCTGGAGAATTTCATAGATACGAGCGCGGAAAGATAAGGGGGAGGGACGGGGTGGAGTACGTCGTATATGTTGCGGATGATATTGAGCCAATCGATTATCTAATTTCCGGTTATAGAAAATCGAAGGAGACTATTTGACTTAACTCGATATTGACATCCGCGCGGAAGAGTGAAAAGATTCACATAGTTTGCGGTTTTACCGCATGAGAATCCATAGGTCTGCTGTTCCTCATCGGTAAGCAGCTATAAATGTGGGATCTTCCCACCATTTTTATATGGATCGCCTTGGACACGCAGGCGTTAAAGTGAAGTGGGAGCCGGTGGAAGCCCGGCACGGAGTGAATGCGCAGGCTGATGCGCTAAGAGGATACGCGGCGGCAACGTTCAGTGGGCGTTATAGCCAGTTCACCGCCATGCCGGATTCAGCCCCGGTCACTCCAAATCACGCATGCGGCAGAAGAAAGCAAGGGTCACCACTGGTGATCAAGGCGAAAGCCCCGGCTCCTTGCTCTGCGGGCGTGACGCCGGGTTCGCCCGGCACCTATTCCGCGGCTCTAGCTCAACTGGCAGAGCGCTGTCCTTCCAAGTCAGATGTTGCGGGTTCAAGCCCCGCGAGCCGCTCCAAACTCGATTCAATGACGTGTAGCTCAGAGGTAGAGCGGTCGGCTGTTACCCGATTGGTCGATGGTTCGATCCCATCCGCGTCAGCCAATAAGCCGGTATGGCGCAACAGGGAGCGCTGCTGATTTGTAATCAGAGGGTTGCGGGTTCGACTCCTGCTGCCGGCACCACACTACAAGGCCCAGGCTATGACCTGGGCTTTTCTGCATCTGGAGTACGTGAATATGGCCGAGCCGAGTGGTGCGGTAGCAGTCGCCGGCCTGGTCGGTATTGGTGCGTCTGCATTGATCCCTGGCATTGATGCCAATGCAGTGATCGGTGCTTTTGCTGGGGCGATCTTCTTCGTGGTGTACGCCAAGGACATTTCGGCCTGGGCGCGCCTCGGTTACTTCGTCGTGTCCTGGATCGTTGGCTACTACGTCGCCGGCGAAGTCATCGGGCGAGAATGGGCCAGAACATCGGGCCTGGTCGCGTGTGGCGGGGCATTGTTCTGCGTCGCAGTGGGCACCAGCTTGCTGGAGTGGGTGCAGGGGGGGAAGACGCCTGGTTGGCTCCGCTTCATTGCGGACCGCTTTGGAGGTCGTAATGGTTGACCCTTGGACTCTGGTGGCTGCGATGATCTGCGGCGCCATCTGCATGAGGCTGGCGACATACCGCCGGCAAGGCGCGAGGTATCGCCGGGGAGTGTCTTGGCTCGCATACCTGCTGTGCGTTGGTAGTGGGTGTTTCGCCCTGAGTGTGATGCTCGATGCGCTACACGGCTACAGACTGAATCCTGTCTCCCCTTGGCTGACCCTGGTGCTGGCGATCCTGCTCGGCCTTGTGTGTCGTGCGCGGGGGAACTTGGCCCACATTCTGAGGGTGTACTGATGGATGCTCCGCTTCTACTGAAGAACACCGGCACGAGCCTGATCTTGTGTGATGCCAACGGGAGGCCGCTCCCTGGCCAGCTTTGCTTGAGCATCAGCAACGATGGTCTCGTTCCAGCTGTCACGGTCACGTTCGCACTCGACAATGAGCGTGTGAGGCTTTGCGGGGAAGGAGTGGAGTCGAAAGAGCCGTGTATCGAGCCGTTTAGCTGGGACCTGGTTGCCAGCCCACGCGGGGAAGGGCAAATCTGATGACCAAATGCACCTTCTGCAACAAGACGCGCGAATGGGCGAAGAAGTGGGCGCGGGTTGCCGTAGAGCGGGCGGCGTCTGCTATTGCCGCCAAGCCGAAGCAAGCTGGAGTTGATGATGAGCGATAGCCAGAAGTCTCTGTTGGTACTCAGCACAGACTTGGCTCTGTCCCAGGAGACGGCCGAACAGTTGAGTGAGCGTCTCCAGCCGATAGCGGAGAGCCTTGGTTGCAAGCCTTTAGTCCTGAGTGGCGGTTTTCAGGTCGGCATCCATAGCGATATCCGCCCACTGCTCGGAGACCTGCTCGGTGAGCAGCGCAAGACCAATCAGCTATTGCACCTTCTGATCCAGGCTCTGGCCGAAGATGGCGAGGATCCTGACGCCGTGCCGACCAGCTATCTGGATGGAACACCGATCCAAGGGCATCAGCCGGTACGCAGTAATATCCTTTTGGCAACGCCGCCAGGGGAACGATGATGTCGACGTTTATGGGCTCCGCTAGGGAAACCCAGATAGCTGCTGTTCGAGTCCGTCGCGGATGGTTCGGCAAGCTGGTTGTCCAGGTTCGCTACAAGATCGAGCGGCCCGAAAGCCCGCTCCCTGGCCGGGAGTTGATCTACCACGTATGCGGGCTATCCCGTTGGCGAGATGCCAACGCAAATGATTTCGCCGAAGCCCTGATGGTAGCGAAGCTCATCGGGATGTCTGATGAAGGAAAGCCCTCATGAAAAGTCACCCGATCCCTGCAGGAGTCGAGATCAACCCCAATCGGCCCTGGACGCCTGATGACATTGCTGGGTACAGCGGCGAGGTAGTGAGCGCCATGAAGGTTCTCGAGCCTCTGCTGCGCTCCGGACTGTTGGCCCTCCATCCTGATGAATGGCAAGGCGGCAAGCTCTCGTTCCTCAGACCGGCACAAGCTAGGCGGCAAGGCTGGACCCCGCCGGATCAGGCAGCCTGCAATCAGGTGTCTGGAAGTGCCTGACCTCCCTCAGCGTCACACCAAGCCAAAGGCCAAGGGAGTGACCAAGCACGAGGTAGAGGACAAAGCATGGGGGAATGGGCGCGGTGGCAGGCCGTGGCGCCGCAAGCGTGAGCGCATCCTCAAGCGGGATGGCTACATGTGCCAGTGTGCAGAGTGCAAGGGGGTGAAGAGGATCGCCACAGAGGTGGACCACATCATCCCGCTGAGCCAGGGCGGCACAGACGATGACTCCAACCTGATGGCTATTGCTGGATACCCATGCCACGCGAGGAAGACGGCAAGGGAGTCGGCAGCATCTAGGAGATAGTCTGGTTCTCTCGGCGAGCTGACGCGACGATTAGAGATTTTTTCGAATAATGGCAGTGGTTTTCAATGGATTCGTGCGGTTTGACCGAAAAATCGAGTTAAATGAGAAAAATTCTCATTTACAAGGGTGGGGCGGGTCAAAACCTTAGAACCTTTCGTTAGGACACCGCGCCCCCAAGTCTTTTTCCATTTCCACAGAATTTAGGTTCCCGAATGGCCCGTCACAAGCAGCCTGCCGAGGTCGCAAAGTTCAAGGGCGCGGACAAGAAGAACCCTCAGCGCTACCGGCAGGAGCCAGCAAAGGGCGAGGGGGATGTCGGCGAAGCGCCCATCCATCTGCAAGGCCCCGCTCGTCTCGCGTGGAAAGAGTTGTGCACTCAGTCGATCAAGGGCGTTCTGACGGGATCGGACCGGATCATCCTGGAGGTCACCGCGAACCTGCTCGCTGAATACCGCGCCAACCCGACAGAGTTCGCGGTTGGCAAGTACACCCATCTGATCGGAAACCTGGCCCGGCTTGGATTAACGCCGTCCGACCGCCAGAAGTTCGGCCTGGAAAAGCCGAAGGAGAAGGACGAGTTCGAGGATTTCTGAGATGAACCCCAGCGACATTGCGCGACAGTACGCTAGCGATGTCGTTGGAGGGGCTATCGTTGCGTGCCGGTATGTGAAGCTTGCATGCCAGCGTTTCCTGAATGACTTGGACCGCCAGGGCGATGACGATTGGCCATACGTTTTCGATGAGGCCAAGGCAGATCGTGCTGTCAAGTTCATGCAGCTAATGCCTCACACCAAAGGCAAATGGAGCGCTTCGAAGTCGAAGCTAGTGTTCGAGCCTTGGCAGGTATTCATCGAGGCCAACATCTTCGGCTGGGTGAAGAAGGACACCGGCAAGCGTAGGTTCCGCGAGGCCTACGAAGAGATTCCCAGGAAGAACGGCAAATCGGCCCGCCTGGCGGCCAGGGGGATTTACCTGTTCGCCGCGGATGGCGAGTCGGGAGCTGAGGTCTACTCCGGCGCTACTACAGAGAAGCAGGCCTTTGAGGTATTCCGTCCGGCCTGGATGATGGCGCACAAGCTTGAGAACCTGCGTAACCGATTCGGTATCGAGCTTTCTGGCAACCAGAAGAACCCTGGCCCCATGTTCGTCATGGAGGATATGTCGAAGTTCGAGACGGTTATCGGCAACCCGGGGGACGGTGCGAGCCCCCATGCTGCCCTGGTGGACGAGTACCACGAACACGACACGGATGCCCTGGTTGACACCATGCAGACCGGCATGGGGGCACGAGAACAGCCATTGCTGTCGATCATTACGACGGCAGGGTCGAATCTCGGCGGCCCCTGCTACGAAAAGCGCCGGGATGTGATCCGAATTCTTGAAGGGCAGACGAACGACGAGACGATCTTCGGGATCATCTACAGCATCGACGAGGATGACTCGTGGGATGACCCGGCGAGCCTGATCAAGGCCAATCCGAATTACGGAGTGTCGGTATTCCCTGACTTCCTCCTGGCCCAGCTCCAGCAGGCCAAGCGTTCGGCGTCGAAGCAGAACGCCTTCCGCACCAAGCACCTGAACCAGTGGGTGGGGGCTAGGACGGTCTGGATGAACATGCTGGCCTGGCAGCGTCAGAAGCGCGACTTCACGATTGCGGACATGGCCGGCTGCCGCTGCTGGATGGCTTTGGACCTGGCGAGCAAGAAAGACGTGGCTGCCCTGGTGATGTTGTTCGAGAAGGCGGGTCAGTTCTACTGCATCCCTCGGTTCTACGCCCCTGAAGCGGCAGCCGAGGAAAACGAGAAGTACCAGAATTTTGCGCTCGACGGGCACCTGATCCTGACGCCCGGAAGCATGACCGATTACGCCTTCATCGAAAGCGACATCCTGGAACTGGCCAAACAGATTGACCTACAGGATGTCGCCTTCGACGACTGGCAGGCCAACTACCTGATTACCCGACTCTCGAACACCTCAATCCCGGTCGTGGACTTCAACCAGACGGTGAAGAACATGAGCGACCCGATGAAGGAGGTGGAGGCGAGGGTGATAGCGCGGACGCTCTGGCATGACGGAAACCCAGTCATGACCTGGATGATAGGAAATGTGGCGGCAAAGATCGATGCCAAGGAAAACATCTACCCGCGCAAGGAAAACGACAACGACCCCAACTGCAAGATCGACGGTCCAGTGACCTTGATCATGGCTATGGGGCGCGCCCTGGTTGCCGGCGTTGATGACGGCGACGACTTCATGAACGCCATACGGAACCCGATCATCGCATGAACATCGCTACTGGCCTCTACCTCTTCTTCGGCGTCCTTGGTCTGGCTCTTTTCGTAGCCGGAACCTTCGTGCTGCTGGGGCTCGGCTGGGCGCTCATTTCCGGTGCAGCTTCGGCGTTCGCCATCGCGGCGTTCATTCGCAAGGGGCTGACCAGTGAGTAAGAGTCTCGGAAAAGTCCTGAGCAGTGCTGCGTCTGCTCCAAGGTCCTCGTTGTTCGGTTGGGGGGATAAGACCATCCGCCTGACAGATGGCGCGTTCTGGTCGCAGTTTCTGGGGCGAGAGTCGTCTAGCGGGAAAAAAGTCACTGTCGACAAGGCAATGAAGCTGTCTGCGGTATGGGCTTGTGTTCGCTTGATCTCTACTTCTGTCGCCGGTCTTCCGCTTGGAGTGTACGAGCGGAAAGCGGACGGAAGCAGAGTCGATGCTCGGTCGTTCCCGCTCTACGATGTTGTTCACAACAGCCCCAATGACGACATGACGGCCTTCCAGTTCTGGCAGGCCATGGTCGCATCAATGCTGCTTTGGGGTAACGCATACGCGGAGATTCGCCGCGCTGCTGGCAGACCGGCTGCGTTGGACTTCCTGCTTCCATCGAGGATCGACCTGGAGTGTGATGACAACGGTCGCCTGAAGTACTTCTATACGCCAAAGAAGGGGGCTCGTAGAGAGATCGAGCGTACCAACATGCTGCACATCCCGGCGTTCACGCTGGATGGTCGAATTGGTCTCTCTGCAATCAGGTACGGAGTTGATGTCTTCGGCTCGGTCATGTCGGCGGAGGACGCAGCCAACGGCACATTCAAGAACGGACTACTCCCCACGGTCGCATTCAAGGTTGACCGCATTCTCCAGCCTGCGCAGCGGGAGGAGTTCAGGGAGTATGTGAAGTCCGTGTCGGGCGCGATGAACTCCGGAAGATCCCCGGTTCTGGAGCAAGGGATTACCCCTGAAACCATCGGCATCAATCCGGTCGATGCTCAGTTGCTGGAGACGCGAGAGCATGGGGTGATCGAGATTTGCAGATGGTTCGGGGTACCGCCCTGGATGATCGGCCAGACCGACAAGGGGAGCAACTGGGGGACAGGGCTTGAACAGCAGATGCTCGCGTTCCTGACATTCTCGATCAGCTCGATCACGAATCAGATTCAGCAGTGCGTCAACAAGCGGCTGCTAACTGCGCCCGAGCGGATTCGCTATTACGCCGAGTTCTCACTTGAGGGGTTCCTGAAGGCTGATAGCGCTGGTCGCGCTGCCTGGTACAGCACCATGGCGCAAAACGGATTCATGACCCGCAACGAGGGTCGCCGGAAAGAGAACCTGCCAGAACTCCCCGGCGGAGACATTCTCACCGTCCAATCCAACCTAGTTCCAATCGACCAACTCGGTCAATCTAACGAGAGCCAGGCCGTCCGCGCCGCGCTCATGAACTGGCTCAGCCAGCCAGAACCACAGGAGTAACCCATGACTCTGCGAAATCTTCCGGCAGCGCCGGAGGCTCGCCCGCGCTCGGGCGTCCAGTGCGACCTGGCGCCCAAAGCGCTAGATGCATGGCGTCCTGAGCTTCGAGCAGCTTCTGGCGATAACCCGGACTCCACGATCACCATCTACGAGCCGATTGGCTACGACTGGTGGACCGGTGAAGGTGTCACGGCAAAACGCATTGCTGGCGCTCTGCGCTCCATCGGCAACGATATCGATGTGACCGTGAATATCAACAGCCCTGGCGGCGACGTATTCGAAGGCCTGGCCATTTACAACCTGCTGCGCGAGCACAAGGGCACGGTCACGGTGAACATCATCGGCCTGGCTGCCTCTGCCGCCTCTTTCATCGCCATGGCGGGGGATGAGATCCGCATTGGCCGCGCCGCCTTCCTGATGATCCACAACGCCTGGCTGATCGCCATGGGCAATCGGAACGACCTGCGCGAGATCGCCGACTGGCTGGAGCCATTCGACATGACGCTGGCTGACATCTACGCACAGCGCACGGGAATCGACATCGACGACATCGTGAAGCAGATGGACGCCGAGACCTGGATCGGTGGGCGAGAAGCCGTCGACAAAGGGTGGGCAGATGCCTTCCTGGAGTCCGACGAGATCTCCAGCGCTCCCAGCAACCGCAGCGAATCCATCCTGGCCAAGCGCCGAATGGATGCCGCCCTGGCTCGCAGCGGCATGCCGCGAAGCCAGCGCAATGAACTCATCAACGACTTCAAGACCAGCATGCTTGGCGCTGCTGGCGGGGGTGGTGGCACCCCGACCGATATGCCTGGCGCTGTCGCTCCTGACCTCTCCGCTGCACTACGGGCAGCACAAGACATCACCAAATTCCTCCAAGGAGAATCGCAATGAGCGACTTCGAAAAACAAATCGGCGAACTGAACGCCAGCCTCAAGCAGGTCGGCGACCAGATCAAGTCCCAGGCCGAACAGGTCAACACCCAGATCGCCAACTTCGGCGAGATGAACAAGGAAACCCGCGCCAAGGTCGACGAACTTCTGACTGCTCAGGGCGAACTGCAAGCACGACTGAGCGCCGCGGAACAAGCCATGCTGGCCAACGAGAAGCGTGACGGCGGCGAAGAAGCACCGAAGACCGTCGGCCAAATGGTCGCAGAGAGCCTGAAAGAGCAGGGTGTAACCAGCTCCCTGCGCGGTTCGCATCGCGTATCCATGCCGCGCTCGGCCATCACCTCCATCGACAGCTCTGGCGGCGCCCTGGTTGCACCTGATCGTCGCCCCGGTGTCGTTGCCGCGCCGCAGCGTCGACTGACCATCCGCGACCTGGTTGCGCCTGGCACCACTGAGTCGAACTCCGTCGAGTACGTCCGCGAGACCGGCTTCGTCAACAATGCCGCTCCTGTTTCGGAAGGCACCCAGAAGCCATACTCCGACCTGACCTTCGAACTGGAAAACGCGCCGGTTCGCACCATTGCGCACCTGTTCAAGGCAAGTCGTCAGATTCTGGACGACGCATCGGCGCTTCAGAGCTACATCGATGCGCGCGCCCGTTACGGCCTGATGCTGGTTGAAGAAGGCCAACTGCTCTACGGGAACGGTACCGGCGCCAACCTGCACGGCATCATTCCGCAGGCGCAGGCATACGCGCCGCCGAGCGGTGTAGTGGTGACAGCCGAGCAGCGAATCGACCGCATCCGCCTGGCGATTCTCCAGGCGCAACTGGCCGAGTTCCCGGCCAGCGGCATCGTGCTCAACCCCATCGACTGGGCGCTCATCGAACTGACTAAGGATGCCGAGAACCGCTACATCATCGGCAGCCCGCAGAACGGCACCACTCCGACCCTCTGGCGTCTGCCGGTGGTGGAAACCCAGGCCATCACTCAGGACGAGTTCCTGACCGGTGCGTTCTCTCTCGGCGCCCAGATCTTCGACCGCATGGACATCGAGGTTCTGGTTTCCACCGAGAACGACAAGGACTTCGAGAACAACATGGTCACCATCCGCGCCGAGGAGCGGCTGGCCTTCGCGGTCTATCGACCCGAGGCTTTCGTGAGTGGTTCGCTGACCGCCAGCTGACTGGAAGGGGCCGGGAGACCGGCCCCTCTTTCTTTGAGGTGACTATGCCTGACGTAATGATCAAGCCAATTCGCTCATACCTGGACGGCGGTCGCGTGAGAAAGGCTGGTGGTGATGCATACCTTGCATCCGAGCATCTGGCTCGCCAGTTGGTGGCGCGCGGTCTTTGCCAGATTGTGGAATCAGAGATCCCAAAGCCTGTGGCTGGCGAGTTGCTGTCTGCCTCGCAAGTGGCCCCAGCCTCACAGCAGAAGACTGCGAACGAGTCCGAGAGTGGCGGAACTCCTCGCCGCAGAGGGCGGCCATCTGCACGAACACAACGTTCCGACTGACCCCCTGGGCTGATGCACTGTGGGCAATGGATAAGGCCTGGTGGGAGAGATACGCCGCGGAGGCTAAAGCAAACTTCTGTGGTGAGCTTCTGACACTCAGCGCCAATCCCTTCGGAATAAAGACGGCGCGCATCGAGCACTACAGGAACTCAGGCGGCGGCGCAGTTTCCTTGGCCATCGCCAGGGGGGGGGCTAAACGCATCATCCTGCTGGGCTATGACATGCAGAAAACTAATGGCCGATCGCACTGGCACGGCGACCACCCGAAGGGGCTTGGGAGCGCCGGAAAGATCGCGGAGTGGCCGTCCGAGTTCGAGCGCCTGAAGCGCAACAACCCGACAATCGAGATCATCAATTGCACTCGCGAAACAGCGCTGACCTGCTTCGCTCGACGCCCGCTGGAGGAAGTGCTGAATGAGCCTGATCCCGCTTGATACAGCAAAGTCCTTCCTTGATGTGATCCACGACTGGGATGACGCCAAGCTCCAATTGCTGCTGGACGGGGCCGAAGACGAGGCCTGCCAATTCATGTGGCGCCAGTCTCTTGATGGCCTTTGCAATTGCGAAGAGAGCAGTGAGGTAGTCAGCAGCGAGCCAGGCATTCCGCCTAGCGTGGTCATCGGAGTGCTTCTTTTGCTTCAGGCCAGCTATCAGGCTGCTCCCGATGAAATCGCAACGCTGCGCAAGGCGGCCGAAGTGAAGCTGATGCCGTACAGATGCGGCTTGGGGGTTTGAATGCTGGCCTACCGTATGCGCCACCGCATTCAGTTTCAGCGGCAGGTCCAAACACAAGACCCTGATACGGGGGAAATGGTGACGACCTGGGAGGCCGTTCTGTTCTCCGGTCACGCCGACCTGCCCGCAGAGGTTCTGACTGGCCCTGGTCGCGAGTTTATCGCCGCAGACGCTACGCAGGCGGAGACCACTGCCAGGATCAATTGTCGGTGGTTCCCCGTAGAACGGTTGGAACTGTACACCTGGCGGGTCATCTGGGATGGCAGGGTCTACAACGTCACCAGCGCAGAGACCGATGTCACCGCTCGGCGCGAATGGAGACTGCGCTGCTCTGATGGATTGACGGACGGACGCTAGGAGGTCGCTTGTTTATCCGCGGAATGCTTGGCCTTGGTGACAATATCTACGCGCGCGCGTTCGTGAAGAAGCACCGGGGCGCCTATCTCGAAACGCCATGGCCGCAACTCTATTCAGACATCGATGTGAAATGCGTGCGTCCATACACCCAACTTCGCACGCAAGCGAAGAACGTCCAGCGCCCGGCGCAGTGGCACAAGCCTTTCGGTGGCGGACAATTACGAATCGCATACGGCCAGATGCCGATCATCCAGGGCTTGCGACAAGCTTTCCGGTGCGAGCCCGGCGCGTTCGATTTGCCCGACTTCGGCCCGTCGCCGGTCGAGGGGCGCTACGTTCTCGTTCGTCCCGCGACGGTGCGCGCTGAGTGGCGTGCAGACACGCGCAACCCACTGCCTGAGTACATCGCCAGCGCTGCCGAAGAGATGCGCCGCAGGGGCTGGAAAGTGGTTTCCGTGGCGGACCTGGAGCCGGGAAAGGAGTGGGCGCTCGATCCACTTCCGCCGGCAGACATCCAGTTCCACAAGGGCGAACTGCCGGTTGAACAACTGCTGGCGCTGCTCCAGCACGCAGATGCCGTGATTGGCGGCATCGGCTGGATCGTTCCGGCCAGCATCGCCGCCAAGGTGCCGGCCTGGATCATCTGCGGCGGTCAGGGCGGATACAACTCGCCAGAACACATCACTGATAAATGCATGGACCTTTCCCGCATCACCTTCGCGGTCCCCGACAGGTTCTGCCGCTGCACCCTGAAACAGCACACTTGTGACAAAAGGATCGCCGATCATGACGCACGCTTTGCCGCCTGGGCTGACCGACTGCCTGCTCTGGTCTGAAGAGCTTGGCATGGGCTTCCACCCGCGCCCTCCGATGGACTACACGGGACCGTATTTCGAGAAGTACCAGCTGCTTGACGCTACCCCGATGGGCGCTGCGCTGACCCAGGCCCGTCTTGATCTGGTGCGCCGTCACTTTGCCGGCCAGGTGGTAGACATCGGTATCGGAGGAGGCCGTTTCGTCACAGAGTCCGGCGCGATGGGCTTTGACGTGAATCCGGAAGCGGTGGACTGGCTGAGGGCGCAGGAGCGCTATTACGATCCGTACCAGCACCACGCAGAGGCCGTGACCTGCTGGGACAGCCTGGAGCACATTCCCGAGCCGGAGAAGCTGCTCGACCATGTTGGCGAGTGGCTGTTCGTGTCGATGCCGATTTATAAGGATCAGGCTGACTGCCTGTCCTCCAAGCACTACAAGCCGGGTGAGCATATCTGGTACCACACGATGCACAGTTTGATCGGATGGTGCGAGCGTCAAGGTTTCGAATGTGTCGAGCTAAACGACCAGGAGTCGAAACTTGGCCGAGAAGGCATCACCAGCTTTGCGTTCCGGAGAGTCCATGGCTGACGGCGTTGAGTTCAGCATCACCGGGCTTGAAGGCGTGCTCGAGAAACTCAGAACTCTTGGCCCGCGCCTCCAAAAGAACGGCCTGAGAAAAGCAGCCCGCAGGGCGATGAACATTGTCAGGGATGCCGCACGAGAAAAGGCGCGACTTGTCGATGATCCCGAAACACCAGAGAAAATCTGGAAGAACATCATCACTCAAGAGTCCGCCAAGCAGGGGCGGCGTGAAGGGGGGGTGGTGATGAAGGTTGGAGTGCGCGGCGGCGCTGGTCGAAACCAGTACAGCAAGGATGCAAGCGGAAATCCTGGTGGCGACACCAGGCACTGGCGCTATCTGGAGTTCGGCACCAAGTACTCGCCGGCGAAGCCATTCATGCGGCCTGCTCTGTCTCAAAACATTGAGCCCGTTACTGAAAAATTCATATCCGAGCTTGATGGCGAAATAGACAAGGCTCTAAGGGGGAGGTGATGCATCCGCCAATCTTTAAGGTCTGCTCAAGTAGTCCCGCTGTTACCGCGATTCTCGGTGCGTCCCCGCTGAGGATGTATCAGTTTGGCCTGGCCCCCCAGCTCGTCGTCAAGCCGTACGCAACATGGCAGACCATATCTGGATCGCCGGAGAACTACCTATGGGGGCGCCCTGACGCCGATGGGTTCACCCTCCAGGTGGACATTTTCTCAGCCACCGCTGCGGAAGCCAGAGATGCAGCAAAGGCCATCAGGGATGCAATTGAGCTTTCAGCCTATGTAGTCCGCTGGGGAGGGGAATCTGTTGATCCTGATACCAAGACCTACCGAGTCAGCTTTGACATCGACTGGATAGTCCAGCGATAGACACCTAAACCAATCAGCCCGCCACCGCGCGGGTTTTTATTGCCTGCTACAGGAGAAGACGTTATGTCGATGCTTACCCAAGGAACTCAGGTCTATGCCCTTGTTCCGCCCCGCTCTGGATCTGGTCCTTTTACGGTGATGGAGATCGAGTGCGCAACCTCCTTCAACCCCGGAGGAAACCCGGCGGATCAGATCGAGGACCCGTGCTTGAGCGAGACCTCGCGCAAATACAAGAAGGGCATGCGTACCCCTGGTCAAGCCACTCTCGGACTGAATGCAGATCCGCGGAATGCGAGCCATGTTCGGCTCTTTCAGCTCTCAGAGGATGACAGTGACCAGGATATTGTCTTTGCTGTCGGCTGGTCAGATGGTGTCGGTGTAAGCCCGTCCGCAGACCAAGACAGCAATGGAGACTGGGACTTTGATCTTCCGCCGACGCGTACATGGTTCGTTTTCCGTGGTTACGTCAGCGACTTCCCGTTCGATTTTGCAGCCAACACCCTGGTCGCCACCCAGGCCACGATCCAGCGCTCTGGCGCAGGGCAGTGGATTCCGAAAACCGCGTAAGGAGCAGACATGAAACTAGCCGATCTGGTGGCCGCTGGCGCGGTCCTGGGCGATGGACTGGTGAAGAAAAGCATCACCTGGACGCACACTCCGCCGGGTAAGAAAAAGGCGGTCACGGACACCTTCGATGTATTCATCAAGCGCAGCAGTTTCGGCGCCATGGAACGCCTGTTCGCCCAAGACGACGACAAGAAGAGCCAGAATGCGCGCTACCTGGCCGAGAGCGTAAGACTGGGTGAGGGTGGTGAAGAGGAGATTCCCTACGAAACTGCGTTCAACCTCGACCCTGCGTTGGGCTTCCTGCTCTTGCAGGCTGTCGCGGAGGTCAATGGCACTGCGCCGGGTGACGAAAAAAACTGACGCCCGCCGATGAGGTTTGGCATGAACTCGTGCTGAACGGCATCGGCGGTTGCACCATTCGCGAGGCGAAGGAGCGCATCGACTACGATGAGTACAGGGCGTGGGTTGCCTACCTGAAAAAGCGTGGCTCCCTCAACGGGAGCTATCGCCTGGAGTGGGTGCTGGCTCAGTTAGCCGCGATTCAGGCCAAGGTAGGGGGTGTGAAGTGCGAACCCGACGACTTCCGTCCCCATGTTCGGGGGCCGGTAGAGCCGGTGGGTATCTCGCTCGAGCAAGCCATGGCCGCATGGGTTTGACCTGGCAAGGATGCTGGGTTCCTGTGCTGGCGCTCCGGTTGGCCAGGATGCTGGCTCCGTGCTAGATTCCGAGCGATCACCACCGGGAGGGTTGTTAATGCGTAAGATATTGGTTGCTTCAATAGTTCTAACTGCTGTTTTAAGTGGATGCGCCTCTAGTGGAAAAGAGATTACGCAGGAGCAGGTGGATAGAATTGTGCAGGGACAAACAACTCAGGATCAGTTGATTTCGATTTTTGGCAAGCCCATGGCGGAACAATACAATTCAGATGGGAGCCGTGTACTTACCTGGGGGTATGCCTATGTTGGGTTTATGGGGGCTGGCACCGAAACCCAGGGGCTTTCGGTAATTCTTGGTCCAGATGGAAAGGTTACAGGGTATAGCATGGCAGGTTCCTCTCCATCCCCTGCAAGATTTGGTCGGTAAGCTGTTTTAGTTTCTGATTTAATCGGCAGGTAAGATATGTTTGAGGAAGTTTATAATAATTGGGTTTATATTTTGTTTTTCGGGGTTTGGTTGGCGTCAATCTCTGCGTATCTGGCAGCATCTCGCAGAAGAAGTATAGCCCTATGGTTTGTCTTTGGTTTCTTCGCTCCGATAATCGCCATACCTCTTATATTTATTCTAGGGGAAGATAAGCAAGCATCTGAACGCTCGTCTCGTCAGGCTGCAGTGGATGTCGGTATATCGAATGGTTTTAAGAAATGCCCATATTGCGCGGAAGCCGTCAGAGAGGAGGCTAAGCTATGCCGACATTGTCGGTCTGAGATATGAGATATGGGCATGTCTGTACTGGCATCGGCCAAACTAAAATTGGCCGAAAATCATATTCAATGGGGATGATTATCTGAAGAAGTAGAAAATCCCTATGCAAGCCGCCTTCGGGCGGTTTTTTATTGTCCGGAGAAAAGCTAAATGGCCTCTCGCTCCCTTGGTGTGCTGACGCTCGACCTCATTGCGCGCATTGGGGGATTTCAGCAGAGCATGAATCGCGCCTCCCAAGACACTGCGCGCAGCATGGCGCGGATTGAGCAAAGCACGCAGCGGGCGAGTTCGACAGCAGTTAGCGCTATCAAGTCTATTGGTGTTGCGGCGGCTGCTTATCTGAGCGCCCGAGAGCTTGTTGGATATTCGCAAGCCTGGGTCTCTATTGAGAACCGCATCAAGCAGGTCAGCGAAAGTCAGGCTCAGTTCAGTCAGTCGATGGATGCAGTGTATTCCGTCGCTCAGAATGCGCGGTCATCCTTGGAGGGCACTGCGGAGCTGTACCAGAGGATTGCCGCTTCAACTGGCGACCTCGGGGTAAATCAACAGCAAGTTGTCCAGGTGACCCAGAACATCAGCAAGGCCATGTCGGCCAGTGGTGTTTCCGCTGCCGCTGCGGAAGGTGCGCTGGTGCAACTCGGACAGGCCTTTGCCTCTGGCGTGCTCCGAGGCGAGGAGTTGAACTCGGTACTCGAGCAGGCTCCGGGCTTGGCCCAGGCCGTCGCAAACGGTCTCGGGGTTGCGGTTGGAGACCTTCGAAAGCTTGGCGAACAGGGCAAGCTGACCTCCAAGCAGGTCTTCGAGGCGATTCTGTCTCAAACCCGAGCTATTGATGACCAGTTTGCGCGCGCCCAGACTACCATCGCTGGCGCGTTTCAAGTGTTGGAGAACAGCGCGACCAAAGCGATCGGCAGCCTAGATAGCACTCTCGGGGTGTCCAAGGCTTTTACGGAAGCCATGGTTTCCCTGTCGAAGTCGCTTGACTCTACGGGCGTACAGGCCTTCGTCCAGGTCCTGAATACTGGGCTGTATCTGGCGATCGGACGTACTGCTGGCGCTCTGGTAAGCGCGACGGCTGCCAAGATCGCAGACGTCAAGGTGACCCAGGAGCAGACCTATGCCGCGTCGGTTGCTGCGGCTGGAGAGGTGCGACGCGCCCAGGCGGTGAAGGCTGAGGCCGTTGCCGAGTTAGACAGAGCACGCCAGGCCGTGGCTTCTGCTCGTGCGCAGGTGGCTGCTGACCGGGAGCGACAAGCCTCCGAAATCTCTCGTTTGCGGGCGGTGCAGGCATCGCTTGTGGCTGAGCGCGAACTCGAAGGCCAGCGGCTGAAGGCCCAAATCACAGAGATTGGCCGACAGCAGTCTGTCGCTCGAATGGCCGAGTTACGGCTAGCCGAAACGGCCATCATCAAGCAGCTTCAGGCTGCGGAGGCGCAATTGACGGCCACCACCGTGGCGGGCTCGCAGGCGGTTACTGCAGCCCTTGCTCAGCGAGTGTCTGCAACCGAAGCGCTTTCTGCGGCGAACTTGCAACTTACCGCAGCTCAAACTGCCTCGACGGCCGCAATGGGCCGATGGTTCGCGGCCAGCACAGCTTTGGGGGCAGGGTTAAATGCCCTGAGAACAGCAGGCGCGGGGATTCTCAGGATTGCTGCTGGATGGCCGGGGCTGATCATCTCGCTGGGGATGGTAGCCTTGTCCTTCGTCGATTTCGGGGACAAGGCCGAGAGTAATGCTGGTCGTGCGGCCAATGCTTTCGAAGACGCCTCCACCCGCATCCGCCAGGCCGCTCGGACGATGATTCCGGAGGATCTTTCCGGGCTCAGCTATGACCAGTTGAAGCAGCAGTTGGCGGGCCTTCAGGATCAATTGAAGGATGCCGAGGCGCTTCAGGAGCGGTTCCAGAAGGGCGTTGACGACAATACCGACATTCCGTTTGGTCCTTCGCTGGACGAGGCAAAGGAGAAAGCAGAGTCCTTGCGCCTTGCCATCCAGAAGACACAGCGAGAACTGGACGGTGCAAGGTTCGCTTCGGATAAGGCTGGCGCGAGCTATCTGGATAATTTGCAGAAACAGAGCGTTGTCGCCGGCAAGCTGACCGAGGTAGAGAAGCTCCGCGCCCAGATCAACGCTGGAATCCTGAAGCTAAGTCCTGACGATGAAAAGCGCGCCCTGGCCTATGCCGCAGCCGTGGACAAGGCGAATGCCTCGACCAAGTCCCAGAAGGACCTGTTGAAGGACTCTGCGAAGGGGCTGAAGCAGGCTGAGGAGCGGTATCGGGACCTCAAGAAGGAGATCGACCCTACCGCGACTGCGGCGGACGAGTACAGGAAAAACATCGAGGCCCTCAACACCCTGAAGGACAGGGGGAAGATCACGAGCCAGGAGTATGCGAAGGGAATCGAGTGGGCGGCCAAGTCGTTCAACTCCGCAGTGGACGCGGCCAATCCGTTCGTGAAGCGGCTCAGAGAGATCAAGTCCGCGATGGACGAGAGCCTGGGCAATCTCAAGCTCGAAGGGCAGCGCGAAATCCTCGGGATGGGGATGAGCGATAGCCAGAGGGGGCTGTTCGACAAGCTGAACGAGGAGAATGACCGTTACGCCAAGGCCCGCAGGGATCTTGCCGACCGCTACGCAGACAGATCGGTCGGGATGAGCGACGACGAGTACCAGCAAGAACTCCAGGCTCAACAGAAGCACCATGAGCAAATGCTGGAGCAGTTGCAGGCAAACTACGATGCTCGACTTGAGGCCCAGGGGGACTGGGTGTCCGGAGCCCGCTCCGCATGGGAAACCTACGTGGAGGATGCACAGAATTACTCGAAGCAGGCCTCTGACTTCGTATCTGGTGCACTTGGCGATGCTACCAACGGCTTGGGCGATGCAATCACCGATATCGTCACGCGGACCAAGAGTCTCGGAGATGCGTTCGGTGACATGGCTGCGGACCTGGCTAAGTCGGTCATCAAGGCCCTGGCTGACATGGCCGCCCAGTGGCTTGTCTACCAGGCGGTGCAGTTGGTCGTAGGGAAGACGGCTCAATCGACTGCGGCAATCGGGCTGGTCGCCAATGCTCAGGCAACGGCGTTTCAGGCACAGCTAGCAGCGTTTGCCTCGACGGCTGCCATCCCGATTGTTGGCCCTGGCCTGGCTGCTGGTGCTGCTGCGGCTGCCGCCGCAGCTACCGCGCCAATGGTTGCTGGAGTTTCCTCGGCGGCCTTCGCGGGCATCGCGCACGGCGGTATCGACAACATCCCGAAGGAGAGTACCTGGCTGCTTGATGCAGGTGAGCGGGTGCTCAGCCCGAACCAAAACAGGGACCTGACTGATTTTCTTAGCAGGGCGGGCGGCGCGAGTGCTGGGGCTAGTCAGGCGCCGTCGATCACTATCAACGCTCCGGTCACGGTTAATGCCCAGCCCGGCATGAGCCAAGAGGAAGCTCGAATGCAGGGAGAGGCTGCCGGGCTGGCCTTGCGGGAGGAGGTCAGGAGCGTCATTCGGGAAGAGATGGGGCAGAACGGTCTGCTTTGGAGACGATAAGTGGCTGAGACCTTTTCTTACTGTACGCGCCTTGGAGCTACCGGCGAGACTGCTCAACGCACCTGGCAGAACGACTTCGGGGATGGATACGTTCAGTCCGGCGGAACGGGGATCAACACCAGATCCGAGACCTGGGATGGGATGACGATCATCGGGCGCCTGGAGGCTGGTGATGATCTCCTGGGCGCCCGCGCATTTTTGGACCGGCACGAGGGGTATAAGTCGTTCCTATGGACACCCCCTGGCGGCGTACAGGGTCGATACCGGTGCAATGGATACAAACTGAGGCCGTTGGGGGGAGGCCTGTACGAACTGGGCTTCACGTTCGTTCAGGTCTTCTACCCGTAACAACCAACCATGAGCGGCTATGCCGCGGGAGAAAATTATGAGCAGAGAAGCAGGAAAAACCGAAAAGGATGGCAAAGAAAAGAAGCTTCAATATCGCATCCTTTTCGATAAGTCAGGGAGATATATGGCCGGTATTAAGCTTATCTCTCAATAGCTTCTATGAAGTTGTCGATTAGTTGGTTGTAATGCTCTTGGCTTCCGCCTTCGATGCTTACCGATCGAGCATCAAGCAGCCCCTTCTTAAGTGATGCCGCCTCGAATCCTGGAATTTCCTTCACGGCACTGATGAGCTCGATAATCGCATTAGTGTTGGCTGAGGCATGCGTGGCAAAAATGGCTTCAATTGCTGATATACGTTGTTCCAGATTAACGCTCATTTCGACCTCCTAGGTCTTTAACCGCGCCGACATTGGCGCCTCCCGATCCCTGGGCCGGCACGCTCAGGGTCGGGAAACCCTTGCATGAAGGCACGACGCTACTACCCCGGTAGGGCGGCTGCCACTGGCATTTCATCCACGCTGTACAACCTTCCAGCCCGCCCTGTTGCGGGCTTTTTCATATCTGGAGAAAACATGGCCTTCAATGCTGATGTGCAGAAGCTTGAGCCGGGGAACCTGATCCGGCTGTTTGAGGTGGATGCGACGCGCCTTGGCGGAAATCTCTGGCGATTCCATGGTCACGCCCAGGAAGGGGAAATCGTCTGGCAGGGCAATGTGTACGAGCCGATCCAAATCACCGCAAAAGGCTTTGATATCCGCGGCGATGGTCGACCCGCGTCGCCGACCCTCCAACTGGCAAACGAACTCGCCGGCATTCGAGGAGCGATATCGGCCATCTGCCTTCAGTTGCGAGACCTCTGTGGCGCCAGGGTGCGGGTGATCGAGACTTGGCGGCACTATCTGGATGCCGCGAACTTCCCTGATGGCAACCCCGATGCAGCCGACGAGGCTCGAGTGGGCATCTGGTTCATTGAGCAGAAGACCGAGGAAACCCGGGATCAAGTCACATTCGCGCTCAGTAGCCCCATCGACATGGAGGGTCAGATGCTGCCGGCCCAGCAGATCACCAAGCTTTGTAGATGGGCGTGCCGAGGTCAGTACCGTGGAGAGGCTTGTGGTTATACCGGCGCAGCCCTCTTCACGAAGAAAGACGAGCCTACCGACAACCCAGCTCTCGACCGGTGTGGTGGCCGCTGGAGCAGTTGCAAGCTGCGTGGCAATACCAACCGCTTCGGCGGTTCCTTGGGGGCAAGTTTGATCGTTTCGTCGAGGTAAGAATGCGCATCAGTCAAAAGCTGCAGTGTCAGATCCTGGCGCACGCCGAAAGCGTCTACCCGAGCGAGGCGTGTGGCGTATTGCTCAAGACCGACAGCGGCCGAGAATACGTGCCTTGTGGCAACCTGGCGGTCAGTGATCGCGAAAACTTCGTCATGGATCACCGGGACTACGCGGCAGCAGAGGACCGCGGCGAAGTGATTGCCGTCATTCATAGCCATCCGGACAAGGCTCCCACCCCGAGCATGGCTGACAGGGTCAGTTGTGAGCTTCACGGATTGCCGTGGGGCATCATCGGTCTGCCGAGCGGGGAGATGCTTTGGTTCAAGCCCTCCGGTTATCGTGCTCCGTTGCTTGGTCGAGAGTTTTCCCACGGCTTGCTCGACTGCTGGGGGGCCTGCAGGGATTGGTACGAGCGAGAAGCTGGGTTGACGCTGCCGAACTTTGAGCGCAAGGACCTTTGGTGGGAGGACAAGGAAGGCTCAAGCCTGTACGAGGACAATTACGAGAGGGCCGGCTTCTATCGCGTTGACGACCTGCGGCGAGGGGACATGTTGGTGTTTCAAGTGCCAACTCCGGGGCGGCCTTGCCATCACCCGAACCATGCCGCGATCTACCTTGGTGCTGAACCTCATTTGCGAAGCGAAGAGGCCCCGGCGCTGGGCGGATCAGGGCCGTTCATCTATCACCACATGGCGGGTCGCGCGGCTGCACGCGAAATCTATGGCTGGTCCATGGCCAACAGGCTCCGGCTGATCCTTCGTCACAAGGACTTCTCTGAATGAAGACCATCCGCCTGTATGGCGCGTTGCGCCGTGAATTTGGCCGTGAGTATGTGCTCGATGTGTCAGGGCCGCGAGAGGCCACCATTGCCCTGGCCAGCATGGTAGATGGTTTCGAGAAGTTCATGCGAACCGCAGAAGAGCGTGGGATGCGGTTTGCGGTCTTCGTAGGGAGGCGAAATCTTCGCGAAGAGGAACTTGACCTGGCCGGAGCCGGCGAGTCGGTCATCCGCATCGTTCCAGTCATCCAGGGCAGCAAGAGTTCCGGGATTTTTCAGACGGTCCTGGGGGCGGCGTTGGTCGTGGCGGGCTATTTCACGTTCGGCACCACTTCGGCAATAGGCGTTGCAATGATGGCTGGCGGCGCCGGCCTGGCACTCGGCGGAGTTGCCCAGATGCTGGCCCCGTCAACTCAGGCTTCCGCCGCGAAGAACGAGGATGGGAATAACCCGAGCTATGGATTCGGTGGTGCCATGACCACTATCGCTCAGGGCAACCCATACCCAGTGCTTTACGGCGAGCGAGAGATCGGCGGCGCCGTCGAGTCGGGCGGGGTTTACACGGAAGACCAGCTCTAGCACGACTGCTGCCAGACCCCGCTTCGGCGGGGTTTCTTGTTTCTGGAGACCGAAAATGTCTGTTGTGACCAAAAAACGCCATCAGCCTTTGCGTGGAAGCAAGGGGGGCAGTTCCAAGCCGAAGCAGCCGCACATTGCCCAGAACGGCGTTGCCTCCCTGTCCACTGCTCGGATCGTGTATCTCCTGAGCTGGGGACCGATTGTTGGCCCAGTCAATGGGCTCAAGTCGATCAAGCTTGATGGCACTCCGATCCAGGCCGAAGACGGGACGCTGAACTACCCCGACGTGAAGTGGCAGTTTCGTCCAGGTGAGTTAAATCAGGAGCGACTAGAGGGCGTAGCGGAATCCAGCAACGAGATTGCGGTGGGCCAGACCTTGCTCAGCACGCAGCCCTACATCTACACCGTCACGAACGCTACGGCGGATGCGGTACGCGTGCGCCTGTCCTGGCCCAACCTGCAGGCGCAGGACTCGTCCGGGAACATCAATGGGGTGCGCATTGAGTACGCGATCGATGTCGCCACGGACGGCGCTCCTTACCAGACTGTACTCAGCACGTTTGTCGACCGGAAGAACGTTACGACCTACTACCGATCCCACCGGATCAACCTGCCGGCAGGAGGGCACTGGGCGGTACGCGTGCGGAGGATCACGCCGGAGGCGAACAGCTCTCTGGTCCAGGACACCATGGTGCTGACTGCGATAGCTGAAGTTGTCGACAGCAACCAGGAGTTTCCGCTCACCGCCCTTGGCTGCGTGGAGTATGACGCCCAGCAGTTCGGGGGCGACTTTCCGAAGTTCTCTGCGCTCATGCGCGGGCGGATCGTGCGGGTCCCGATGAACTATGACCCTGAGACTCGGACCTATTTTACCGGCGGCCCCGGTACCACGAATGGCGTTTGGGACGGCACCTTCAAGGAGGCTTATTCCAACAATCCGGCCTGGGTCTTCTATGACCTGGTGTTGAACCCCTATTACGGCCTGGGCGAGCGCATCGACCAGAGCATGGTCAACCGTTGGGCCCTCTATCGCATTGCGCAGTATTGCGACCAGCTGGTGCCGGACGGGAAGGGCGGTCAAGAGCCACGGTTCACTTGCAACCTCTATCTTCAGAAGCAAGAGGAGGCGTATGCCGTTCTTCAGGATCTCGCTGCAATCTTTCATGGGTTGGCGTTCTGGGATGGTAGCCAGATCACTGTCAACGCCGATATGCCGCAGGACCCCGTTTACACCTACACCACTTCGCAGATTCTGAACGATGGCGTGGTTGCGTACTCGGGAACGCGGACGCGAGACCGCCATTCGCTGGCGATGGTCTCTTGGGACAATCCTGCCAATGCGTTCGAGACAGACAAGGAGCCGGTCTTCGACGAGGATGCGATTGTCGAGCTTGGCGGTATCGTCAGGGAGGTATCGGTCGGGGCTCTTGGCTGCACCAGTCAGGGCCAGGCTCAGCGGGCGGGGCAGTGGGCGCTTATGACTGAGCAGTTGCAGACTCGTGGTGCCGTCTGGAAGGTTGGCCTGGATGGATTCATCCCTCGCCCCGGGCAGGTGGTGGCTCTGGCAGACCCCATGCTTGCCGGTCGTGCGAACGGCGGCAGGATCTCGGCGGTGTCTGGACGAGCGATCACCGTGGACCGAGATGTGGATATCCCGGTCGGCGCGCGACTGCGGGTCAACTTGCCCAGCGGGCGCTCGGAAGCCAGAGCGATTCAAGGCCTGGATGGGCGCGTCATAACAGTGGTGGCCGACTTCAGCGAAGAGCCTTCCCCCGAGAGCGGTTGGGCGATCGACTACGACGACCTGGCCCTGATGCAGTTCTATGTCAAGAATGTGACCAGGCCAAGCTGGGAGCAATTTCAGCTTGAGGTCATCCAGCACGAGCCCGGCAAGTTTGATGCGATTGATCACGGGGCGATCATCGACTCTCGACCGATCAGCGTCCTCCCATCCGGCGTGCAAGATCCGCCTGCGCGCGTATTGATCTCGCAGCACATCGCGTTCGAGCAAGGCCTGGCGGTCACGATCATGACCATCGCCTGGGACGCGGCACCGGGCGCGGTAGCGTACGACGTAGAGTGGCGCTGGGGATCGCGCGAGTGGGTCAAGGTTCCGCGTACGGGTGAACTGATGGTCGAGGTCCGCGGGGTATACACCGGCCAATACCTTGCGCGTGTGCGCGCCGTTAACTCCATGAACGTGTCGTCGATCCCGGCGAACTCGGTGTTGACCAACATAACTGGCAAGACCGGCGCGCCGCCGGCGCTGGCGTTCCTGCGTACCACCAGCGGACCGTGGAAGATCGGCCTGGAGTGGGGATTCCCGGCCAGTGGTGCGGCGGACACCGCCTACACCGAGATCCAGCAGTCGGTCACCCCCGGCGGCAGCGAACAGAACGCAACTGCCCTGGGCTTGTTTGCCTACCCGACCGACACCCACACGCTGACCTCGCTGGCGGCCGGCGCTCGCTTGGCCTTCCGCGGGCGGCTGATCGACAGGACCGGCAACGTCGGCCCCTGGTCGGCCTGGGTCGACGGCATAAGCTCGACGGATGCGAGCGAGTACAACGAGCTGATCACCAAGGAGTACGTCGAGTCCGCGCTGGGCGAACAGTTCTTCGCCGACATCGATCAGATGCAGGTCGATATCACTGGACTGCAGGACCAGATCGACAATCTGACCGATGTGCTGGCCTACGACCCGACGAAGACCTACGCGAAGAACGATATCGTGCGGGTCGGCAACCGGCTGTATCAAGCGAAGCAGGCGGTGCCGCTCAACGCCTCGCCGCCGAACGCGACCTACTGGGCCGACATCGGACAGTCGATCGAGACGGCCAACGGCCTGGCCCAGCAGGTGGCCACCAACACCGCGGATATCACCGAGCTCGACGGCAAGGTCGAGGCGGCTGCTTCGAGCCTGGATGTTCTGCAGGCTGCTGCCCGCCGGGAGCCGGCGACGGGAGAGAAGGCGGATGCGCTGAAGGGCTGGGACACCATTGCTCGAGCCGCCACCGAAGTCACCGTGCGGGCGAACGAGGACGAAGCGCAGGCGAAGCGGACGAGCTTGCTGGAGGCGCGGACCGAGACGGCGGAGGGCAGGATCGCCACCGTGGAGTCGGTCGTTGCGTCGAACAATGCTGTAACCGTCCAGCGATTGGATCAGATCACCGGCCAGGTTGCGAGTAACGCCTCGGCGATCAGCACCGAACAGACCGCCCGTGCCAACGCGGACAGCGCCCTGGGGCAGCGGGTGGATACCGTCAGTGCGCGCACCGATACCAACGAGGCGAACATCCAGACCACATCTCAAGCGGTTACCTCGCTGGATGGAAACGTCAAGGCGCTCTACAGCGTGAAGCTCCAGGCGCATGCCAATGGCCAGAAGTACGCCGCTGGCTGGCAACTGGGCTTCGACAGCGGTACGAGCGTGACGACCATGGCGTTCCAGGCTGATCGGTTCCTCTGGTTCAACAGTTCCAGCGGGCAGGCCGTGGCGCCGGTCTCGATCGTCGGCGGGCAGATGTTCATCAACAACGCGATGATCCAGGACGGTTCGATCACCAACGCGAAGATAGGCAACGTGATTCAGTCGACCGCCCTCGGTGCCAACGGCGAGCCGCTGTGGAAGCTTGATAAAGCAGGGAGTTTGACGATGAACAGCGCAACGTCCGGAGGCTTCATGAGGCAGACAGCGGAGGCCGTTAAAGTCTACGACGCGAACCTGGTGTTACGGGTACAGATCGGGAATCTCGACGTATGAGCTACGGCATCCGCCTGAGAAATGCGGCCGGCTCCATCCTGATGGAGCTCACCGGCCAATCGGCGCGTACGGTCTACCGGCAGTCGCTCGGCGCCATCACCAACGGGATGACGGTGACGGTGCCGGGTTTTGATCCTGCGCGCGGTGTTGTGTTCATCATTGCGAGCGGAAACGCATTCGGTGAAGTGCCCCTATACACAATTTCCGGAAACGTGGTGACGTTCCACTGGAACGGTTCATCCGGAACAACCTATGTACTGCATGCGGTGATGTTCTCATGAGCTATGGGGTATTAATTCGGGGGAACAGCGGGCAGACAATTATCGATGACTCGAACCCGTGTATTCACATTGCGGCATCAGGAACATACGGCGTACAGACCACTAGCGAAACTATCGTAAGCTACCCATCTGCGATCCAGTCCCCGTACGAGCCGTATGTGTACTTTAGGCCTAATGGTCCGCATCAGATATACCTATTCAGGCATATCGGCAGTCCAGGGAACTGGACTGGATTCGCCTTCTGGCAGAGCATCTATCGAGACGTCGATCCTCCTGTCTACGGCGGAAAGTGGAAAGCTGGCGCGGTCATGTTGCCGAAAACCGGTGGGTGGGGAATGCAGGTTTTCGACACCCAGTCGCGGGTGATGTTCGACAGTAACCGGGACATCGTTCGCTATCTCGGTGGTGCGCAGGTTTGGAATAAATATGCGTATAACCCGAACTGGCCTGGCGGTTTGGCGCTGCAGACGTGGTATTTGCCGTTCCCCTACGGAACTGAGGCTTACTTTCAAGTAAGCCACTTCAATGTAAGCGCATTTATCACTGCTGAGGCTCCGCGTATTGGGTTTCTTGAGAACTCAATGAGCTTGATATTTGTGTCATCAATTGTTCAAGCGGAAACTAATCAGCAATTCAATTGGCCGCTCATTGCAGTAGCATAAATATATCTGGAGGACTATATGGCTTGGTATTCCACAGGCACGGTCGCTGTCACGCTGAATTCGCCGACAGTCACCGGCACTGGGACCACATTCTCCGCGAACGTCCGGGTCGGCGATGCTTTTCGCGGCCCCGATGGTCGTTGGTACGAGGTCACAAACGTGGCCAGTTCGACGGTCATCTCGATCAAACCCAACTACCAGGGCAGCACGGCCAGCGGCCAGTCCTATGCGGTGGCGCCGATCCTGGGCTACGACAAGGACCTTTCGGATCGATTCAACCTGATCGCCAACCAGTGGGGGGCAACCCTGGCGGGGATCAAGCCCTGGGCGCTTTCTGCAAATGCGGCGGCAGCGCGGGGGGATCTCGGCCTCGGCAGTGCGGCGGTACGGGAGGCACTTGGTGGTTCGGGCGCGCTGTACTCGCGAGACAGCATTCTCGGCGCAGTCTCTCAGGCGAGCGGCATACCGTCTGGTGCGATCATTGAGCGCGGCGCGAATGCAAATGGCGATTACGTGCGATATGCCGACGGAACACAGATGTGTTGGTTCAACGCCAGCGTTACTGATCAGGCGATTGATGTCCCATATGGAAGTCTGTTTACCGGAACCCGTTCGTGGTCGTTTCCTATCGCCTTCTCTGGCAGCCCAACCGTGAACCCCGGCCTATTTCGCTGGGGGACTGGAGCAGGCTGGGGCACTGTTGGCGGTATCGCAAGCGCGACGGCGGCTACGTTGCGCGGATTTGACATTGTTTCGCGCGCGGCTGGAACAGCGACAGTGATCTCGGCATCCGCGATGGGGAGGTGGTTCTGATGAACTTCTTGCTTGTTCTTTCGCCGCAGTATGGTCCCGCAGAATTTGGCGACTACACCACCGTCTCGGTTTCCGGCGGCGTGCTTACCGTCGAGGGTCGTGACTATGCGTTCCCCGACCTCGCCGACGGCGCCGAACTCACGATGGAGGACTTCGCCGATCCATATCCCGTCTACCAAGTTCGGCGGCGAGGCGACACGATTTCGGTGTGGATCATCTACAGATATCCGGCAGGTGCGACCCATGCTGCCAGATACCCTGAGCCTGTTCCCGTTCCGGGGGATTTCGACGGGCCTGTTGATCTGCCGACCTGACAAACCTATCGACGAACGAAAGCCCGCCCTGCGCGGGCTTCGTCGTTTCTGGAGTTCACATGCCTATCACTGAGCAGCAACTGCTGCAGATACTCCCGAACGCCGGCCCTCGAGTCGGTGTTTTTGTTGGTGCGCGTCACGCAGTACCTCGCCGATCCCTGCGCAGGTAAGACTCCCTTTCCCGCCGAGCGGCGAGCCGACCGCTGGTCCGCACCGCAATATCGACCGGTATTCCGGCTTTGATGCGCTGGTGGGCGGTAGAGACGTTGACTCCGAAGTGGGCGCAGGCCTGGGCGATGCTGGTGAACTGAGTGCCGTCGATCTCGACTCGGGTCAGGCGTCGCTGGTTCTCGGACGCTTGCTGCTGGATCGTGGCCCATCGGCAGTTTTCAGGACAGTAGTCACCGTCTGGGTCGATTCGATCGATGCTGTACCTCCCAGCAGGCCGAGGCCCCATGTCTTTGAGGAAGGCCTCGAACGACTCGTTCCAACGTTCGCAGACCTTGATACCGCGACCGCCCCAGTTAGGGAAGTCCTTGTACTTCTCGTCGTAGCACCTGCGTTTCATGCCTAGCCAGGTTCTGTACTCCGGGGTTTTCAACCCTCGACGGCTGTGCCCGTGCGCGGTGACTTTGGCTGCACGCTTCCTGACGAATTCCCTATTTGAGCCAAGTGCTGAAGCCCATTCGCTGGCGAGGCATCCGCACGAACGTGTCGAGCCGCTTCGCAGGTTCGACGACTTCACTTTGACCTCGGCTCCGCACTCACATCGGCAGAGCCAGACAGATCCTCCATTTTCCCCGGGAGAGTCGTAAGCGACCACCAAAAGACGCCCATAGCGAAGCCCGGAGATATCGATCCGTTTCATTTCATTCACCTATTGAGAGAGGGACCGCCGATGGCAGTCGTTTCCGAGAAAACCGCTGGAGGGAGGAACGTTCTTGCGTTCCTAGACATGCTTGCGTGGTCTGAAGGGACCAGCACGATCAGAGGTAGCGACAACGGCTATAACGTTGTTGTCGGTGGAGGACTGTTCAATGGGTACGCTGATCACCCGCGCCTGAAGGTCTATCTTCCTCGGTACAAGGTTTATTCAACTGCGGCAGGCAGGTATCAGCTTCTTTCGAGGTACTGGGATGCCTACCGCGAAAGCCTGGCGCTGAAAGGCGGCTTCACCCCGGCTAACCAGGATCTGGTGGCGTTGCAGCAGATTAAGGAGCGCCGCGCGCTGGCAGATATACAGGCCGGTCGCTTGGCGGATGCCGTGCAGAAGTGCTCCAACATTTGGGCCAGCCTGCCGGGGGCTGGTTACGGCCAGCGCGAGCATTCTCTCGATGACCTGACAGCGCACTATCTTGCAGCGGGCGGGGTGCTGTCGTGATCTCGGCCCGTGTTGTCTCGATCGCGCTGGCCTGCTTGGTGCTGGTCGGCCTCGGCACCGCCGGCGGTGTCTGGCTCGGCGCGCGTCACTACCGGCCGCAGCTCGATGCTGCGCTGGCGGATCTGGTCGCCTGCCGTGCCTCCCGGGGAGAGTTGGAGTCCGCAGTGGCGGAGCAGGTCCGGCAGGTTGCCGCGCTGCGCCTGGCCGACGAGCAGCGCGCCCGGGATGCCGCGCAGGCTGTGGATCGGGGACGGCAGCAGGCCGCGGAGCAGTATGCCGAAGCCCAGCGCCTGGTACGTGAGCGAACCGCAGGCGAGGAGTGTGCGGCCGCCGAGGCGGTCATCGATCAGGAGTTGGGTCTATGAGGGTGGTGCTGATGCTGGTGATGATCGCGCTGGTGGGATGCGCCGGCCGGCAGGAAGCCGAGCCGCGCACGGTGCGCGTAGAAGTTCCGGTGGCGGTGCCGTGCCGAGCGCCCGCGGTCGAGGTGCCGGCGTGGGCAGCGGCTGGGCTGCGGAAAGACGACGACCTACAAACCAAGGTCCGTGCGCTGCTGGCCGAGCGGTTGCAGCGGATCGGGTATGAGGCCCAACTGCTGGCTGCCAACAGAGCATGCCAGTAGGAGTAGACTACGGCCTTTTCCTACGGAGCAGAGCGATGCTGGTGATTCGGTTGGCGGGGAAGTGGACGCTGAAGCTCGACAGGCAGATAGGCAGTTCCGGAAAACACGGGATATGGGCATTCCACTGCTCTGAAAGCACTTTCGCGCCGTCTTCGAACGACCTGCGGCGTACTGCGGCGATCCTTCCAGCCGAGCCCAAGGAAGGCCAGACGGTAGACGTATCGATCTGCGAGATCGCGCACTCGCCGGATGGATGGATCGCTGTTGGCTCGGGTATCGCAGCTTACGAGTCGGACCGCTGATCATGTACCAGTTTTTGTACCAATCGATGCGAATTCTGGCGAATCATGGTGCCTGAAAGCCTTGATTTTACTGCTCTCCAGCGCGCTAGCTATCGCAAAAAAAATCGCATGGTGATATTCGCGGTGGAGATCAACTTCTTTACCTATAGAGGACTTACGCACGCCTGGACCATGGCGATACCGGTCTGCTACCGGTCTCGGCTTTCCGCTGCGCTCCATCTGGAGCATGGGGCGATCCTGCGGGCATTCGTGGAGTGCCGCAGCCAGCGTCATGACGTGGCTGTAGCGCGATGA